CCCTAAAATTTCTCCGGGGGGAATTTTGGTGGGAACTTTTCGACAGGTCAGCGTGGCTGGAAGGATTTTTCATGATGAACGAACCTGATTGGTCAGGTAGTGTAGATACTGTGGACAAGATTGGCTCCCAAGGAGTCATGATTGCGCTTATTCCAACCAATACCGAGTGGTGCAAGACCAAGTGTCCACACATGACGTTAGTATACGTCGGCAAAGTTGAGGATCTCAATCCAACTTTCTTCAACGAGTTAGGTAAGGAAGCTTCTGACCTGGCTGTACTCACTAATCCATTTTCTCTTAGGGTTACTGGTACTGACGAATTCGGTGGCAACACGGCCGACAACCCACCGGTCGAAGTGTTCACGTTGGAATCAACTCCGCAGTTGAGAGCTTTACGTAGGGCTGTTGAGAAGTGGGACGCCAGCGAATGGCCATTCACTCCGCACGTAACAATTGGTCCTCGTGGAACCATCGTTGAGAATCCTCCATCATTTTTGAGATTCGACAAACTGATGGTTGCATGGGGAGATCAGGAATTAGTTTTTAGTTTAACAGGAGGTCACTAGTGCTAACATGGTTTGGTTACGGATGGGCGCAACCAGTTGTAAATCGACGTTGGGCATTGGTTGCGACAGTTACAGAGTGGATTAAGCGAGCTTCCGGTTATAGATTATGTGTAGGATTTCATCATCGTGCTTGGGAACGAGCTTGTGGAATTCCGAATATTTAAAGGGGGTTACTAATGCCTGATTTAGAAGAAACTGAACAATCAACAGAGATGCCCCCTCCTCTTGACGAATCGGATGACCTTGATGATCTTATGACTCCTGATGGAAAGATCAAAGGTTCTCCAGCATCAGAGGAGAACGAATGACTTACATCATTCCAAAATCAATTCAATATGCGCAAAGCCAGGTTGGAGTTGTCGAGGTTCCGTGGGGGTCTAATTGTCAGGGGTATTCTGATTGGCAGTATGGTGTTCGTTGTCCTGGTGGTGGATGGTGTATCTCCTTCGCCTCAAAGGTGACTGTTGAGGGTGGGTATCGTTTTGAAGGAGCTACTCATGGTGAACGGGGGTTCTCGTTTACTGGAGCTGCAGAAGCTTGGGCTCGGTCGAAAGGTCTTTGGCGGGATAAGAACTGGAGAGCAAAACCAGGTGACTGGGGTATATTTCAATGGGATGGCGGGCAAACCGATCATGGTGAAGTGGTTTATGAAGATGATGGTGCTTGGATTGTGTTCATTGGGGGTAATACCTCAAACGCAGTTAAGTACCGTAAACGAGATCGTCACTTCATAGTCGGTTTTGTTGCATTTTCTGAATCCGATCAAGTTGCGGCTCCTCCGCCGCCTCCACCAAAGGTAAGGCCTATGTTTGATCCTAACTTAAAACTTGCCGCACGACTTCAGCATCCTGATGGTGGATGGTGGACAGCATACGACGGTGGTCGAGTTGACTTTCTTCCCCCGGTTCCTGGTCAAGCTGCACTTACTGGAGGCTTGATTAGTGGTGCTGATTTGCTCAAGACCTATGATACACAAGGAGTTAAGAAGCATGTTTCCCGTCTTGAGCGTCGAGACTATACAAGAGATGGTGTGTTGCATCACGGTTATGTAGTTGTGTTTACTGATGGTAGTTCTGCTACGCCATCGGCTCAGAAGAACACTTAATGTTTGACTAAGGAGAATTAAATGTTAGACCTTTTAGCTGAAGTTTCAACAGTTGAAGAGAAAGCTGTTGTCAATGTTAGCATTCTTACTGTTATCGTTGGTGTGCTTATTCCTCTTCTCACTGCCCTCATCACAAAGGCAAACGCTAGTGCGGCCGTTAAAGCGATTACGACATTAGGTCTTACTATTCTTGCAACTGCGCTCCAAGACGTCATTGATGTCAACGGTGTTGTTAACACTAAGACATTTTTGACTAGCTTTGTTACTACATTTGCTGTCGCTATTCTTTCTTACTATGGTTTCACCAAGCACGTTGGAACTCCTGCAGTTAGAGATATTTCTCCGACTCATGGATTAGGTAAGGCTGCATAACACACGTCCTAGGAGGATGAAGTGGATAATAGCCTACTGATTCCAGTAGGGGGGGTGGCCTTTGTCCTTCTGTTAATTAACATTAGATTTGTATTTTCGTTAGTTTCAGCGCAAAGGCAAAGGGCGGAGGATCTTAAATTAGAACGCGATACTGAAGTCAAGAATCTTAAAGATGAAATTTCACAACTCAAAGCAAAACATGCTGAAGACATGACTGCCGCTGATAAAAGACATCGAAAGTGTGAACGGGTATCTAATATTTTAATTTACACATTACAGAAGAACAACATTCAAGTTCCAGAAACTATCTGGGAAAAGGAGGTTGATTAATGTCGGCTCCTTCAGATAAGTTCGAACAAAAGATTAATGTAGGACAAGCAGCAATCATAGTAATTCCTTCAATTTTAACAATTTTAGTGTTCATTCTTTTAGCATATTTAACTGTAATTGTTTCAGATTTTAATAGAGACCAAGAACAAAATGCATGTAGAGGATTGGTATCCCAAGAAATTCAAGAAACGTTTAGAAAAGATTTATCTAGATTAATTATTCTTTCCGGCCAAGAAGCAGATGGGGCTGAGGAAAGAGAAGTACAACAACAACTATTAGTTGCTATGGAGAATAGACCGAATTATGTTACAGAAGTAAAGAATCGTTGTGGAGAAAATCTGGGTGCAGTTACTACAACCACTAGCACTTTAACAACACCAGCCACATTAGAAACTTCTTCAACTACAACAACATTACAGCTGTCTGTTCCAGAAGAATAATTGAAAGGAGGGGAGATGAGTCGATCTAGTCGTAAGCCTTTACGGCCCGCAGAGACACTTGAAGGCAGAGAGAATCAGCTTATCTCCCTTGCTACAGATCTTGCTGAGCAACAGATTGTTCAAGGTACTGCATCGGCCCAAGTAATTACGCATTTTTTGAAGCTGGGTACTACAAGAGAGCAATTAGAACAAGAGAAAATTCGTCATGAGAATATGTTGCTCAGCGCAAGGCGTGAACAGATTGCTTCTCAGGCAAGAATCGAAGAGCTTTATGGTGAAGCTTTGAGTGCCTTTAAGATTTACAGAGGTGAACCAGACGACACACCGGAGTATGATGACTATGATTACTAGATCATATTCTGAACTACTCCAATTCGACACGTTTGAAGGACGCTTTGGTTACTTAAGACTTGAAGGAGCAGTAGGCCATGCGACTTTTGGGTTCGATCGTCACGTTAGTCAAGATTTTTATAACTCGAGATATTGGGAAGACCTTCGACGAGAAGTAATTATTAGAGATAATGGATGTGATTTAGGTATTCCTGGGTATGAAATTCATCATGAACCGTTAGTTCATCACATGAATCCTGTTGCTCTTGATGATATTTTACATAGAGAAGATTGGATTCTTGATCCAGAGTTTCTAATTCTTACGACTCATCGAACCCATAACGAGATTCACTTCGGTGTGTCGAGATCTAGCCCAAGAGTTGTTACTAGGAGAACTCCCCATGACACTAAACTTTGGTGAGGAGCTTAGATGGAAGACAGTATTCTTACTAGTACCAAGAAGAACTTAGGTGTTGGGGAAGCAGATACAGCATTCGATCTTGATATTATTACACACATTAATGCTACATTCTCCATAGTAAACCAAATAGGTGTTGGTCCCCCAGGATTTAGTATTGAAGATGATACAGCTAATTGGGTTGACTTGAGTCTTCCAGTAGATCAATTGAGTAATCTTAAAACGTTGATGTATGTAAGTGTTCGTCTCTTATTTGATCCACCAACAACGTCTTTTAATATTAATGCTATTGAAAAACAACGAGATGAATTCTTAACAAGACTTAGCTATCTGAGAGAGGTGGCTCTTGCTGAGGATGACGAGGAGGACGACGTGGGATTATCAGATCCGGCAGCATCTGGAACTCAAGCCACGCCGGCTATTGTTTGGATCATGGATCACAATTTGGGTTACAACCCTGCTGGGTTTCAATTCAGAGATGAAGATGGTAATGAGATTGAACCACAAAGTATCACGTATGTCAACCTTAATCGTTCGCTAGCAACTTGGCCCGTGGCTATTGCTGGAGATTGGAATGTTTCCTAGGAGGAAGCAGTGGAGACTTTCAAAGACTATGAGTTTAAGGGCAGAGTTAAACTTCCTCTAGATCAATCAACTCCGGCTAATCAGGATATTTGGTTTGATTCAGTGGAAGGAAAGCTTGCGTTTCGTCTGGGTGGAGTTGATATTTTAGTTCCTCTTGCCAGCGAACTTGGTGGAGGCGGCGGACTTACGCAAGAAGAAGTTGAAGATTTTATTGCGGTGATGATCAATGATAATAGTTTCCTTGATTGGAGTTATACAGATAATGCTGGTTCTCCTGGAATTTTAGTAGCTACGATCAAGCCGGGTATTATTACTAATACTGAACTTGCTGATATGGCTGCAGCTACTATAAAGGGTCGTGCGTTAGGTGCTGGTTCTGGTGATCCAACTGATTTAACTGCTGCTCAAGTAAGAGCGATTTTGGACTTTACTAATGAAGTACGTTCTTCAATTAGTATAAGTGACACAGCATCATTAGATCTAGCATATTCTAGTGGAGTATTTAGTGGTACTGTTCTTGACTCTCCATTACTTGAAGGTAACAGTTTTGCACAAGTGGTAGCCGCTGCAGTTGCTGCTATTAGTAATGGCGCCGCTGCTGCTTATGATACTTTAATCGAGATTCAAGGATTACTTGAAGATAACGACGATGCAGTTGCTGCTCTTACTTCTGCGATAGCTCTGCGTCCTCGTTTCTTTGCTGGGGTAGTTCCTAATGGAGCACCAACCGCTAATGTTGATCATAATCTAAACTTGACTAACATTCACGATTTCATTGTTCGTGTGGTTGTTAGTGCAACTGGGGCAGAAGAAGAGTACGAAGCTGTAGGTTCAACAGCAGATAGGCTTATTTTAACAGATGAAACTGGGTCCAACATTGCTTCTGGTCGTAGAATATTAGTCATCGCTGGAGTGTAAATTATGCCTCAAACTGTTCGTCGTAAACCAAATTTTGTAGCTGGAGCAGAAATTGACGGTGTTGATATTCCGATGACTGCTACAGAACAACCGGCCACACCCGGTGGAGAACTTAGTGGCGACACTACACAAGAGCAATTAGACGAGTTAGATTCTAGAATTGGTTCATTACGCCGTCTTATTGAGATGGATTCTTTCATTGAAGAGAGAGATTATTTTTTCGGTGGAACCACAGAAGATGGAGAAATTGGACAACTTGGTTGGCTTGCTGATTTAGTTGCAACAGCTAACATTACTTTGGCTGCAGCTGCAGACTCAGGTAATTTTGGCTTTGCTATTATGAGTGTGGTTGCGAATGCTGATGTTGCAACTATTTCTAGACACATAGTTCATATGGAGGGATCACCGGCATTTACTTGGGCGTGTAGATGTAAAATTCCAGTACTTAATAATGGAACTAATGATTTTACGATTGAAATTGGTTTAGGGAATGTAAAAACTGGAACCGAACATACCAATGGATATTACTTTAGGTATAGTTCGGCTGATAATACATGGCATTTTAAGACAGCAGACGCAAGCACTCGTGGCGACACTGACACAAATGTGGCGGCTAGCACAGGATGGGTATGGTTTATTATTCAATGTGATGGTGATCCTTCTTCACCAATGATTCGTGCATGGATTGAAGATAGTTTGGCGGATTGGGATAATGGAAATGCTACTCCAGTAGCGACACATTCTACAGCTAATACTATTCCAGATGTTGGTGATATATATGGACCAGTGTTTAAAGTCATTAAGACTGCGGGTTCTGGTAGTAAGGGCTTTAGGGTGGGTCGATATTTCTTAAGGGTTGAGCATACATGACTAACACTTTGATGTTTGTTACTGACGACATGCGATATGATTGTTCGTTTTATATGCCAACATTATCAAGGTTAAAACGATTAGGCACCACATTTATTAATACAAGACAGTCAATTGGTCTTTGCCAACCGGCTAGAGTTGGTTTTATGACTGGTCAATTGGGTAAACACCATGGTGTTTTTGATAATAATGATTATGATTTAGATAATGTCGATTACGATTTTGATAATACTATTGCTGCTTGGTTGAATGATGATGGGATTTATACAGGACTTATAGGTAAGTATTTAAATGATCGAGGAATGTTAAATGACGAACGACCGGTTGGTGATGGTTGGGATTTTTGGCGTCAGCTAGTGCATAATGCTGCCGGTAAACTTGGGTGGGCACATGGATATTCTATTTATAATGGTAGTCCAGGAGGAGTTTCAACACCGTCTGATTATCATTTAGATTACTATTATACCCAGGTTCAAGATTTTCTTGCAGCAGCTACTGAGCCTTGGTTTTTATATGTAGCTCCAACAAATCCCCATGATCCCATGCATCCTCGACCTCAACATAATCATATTTGGAGTCATGCTAAGCATAGCATAATTGAAGAAACATCACTTAATCTTAGAGCCCATTGGGTTCAGTTACGTAATGCATTAGATACAGATGATAGAAATGCTATTCGTCAATTGTTTCGTAGACAACTTCGAGAATGTAGTGGAGCTGACGCATTTTTAGCAAGTATTTTAGATCTTATAGATATGAGCGATACTGACGTTATATTTACAAATGACAATTCGATTCATTATGGAGAGGTTCTTTTAAAGGCGGTAACTGGTCCTGCTAAGAACACACCATATGATTACGGATCTCTTAGGGTTCCTTTAATATGTGCAGGTCCTTCCTTCCCAGAGAATAACATAGTAACACCCCAGACCACTAACATAGATATTACATCTACAATTTGTGCCATACAAGGTGTAACTCCAGGTCTTACTGATGTAACTGGAGAAGATTTAACTGATGTAGCAGTTAATCCTATTAATTATGATGATAGAGAATTACTTATCCAGGGTAGAACCGATCCTTTAGGTGATCCGTTTAGTATTCCGCAAGACCAACCATCATTTGATGCAATTAGTACTAGTACTCGTAAACTTATAAGGTATCACACGAATCATTTTTGTTTTGACATTAATTTTCCTGAAGACGAATTTGAGTTGTATGCGTTGGATACTGATCCACACGAAGTTGTTAATTTAGCAAACTCTGGAGCAAACGATCCAGAAACAGGAAACCCATGGACCGCAACTAGAGATGCCATGGAAACTGATTTGATTGCTGCTCTAGCGTGAGTTATTAATAAGGAGGTGATATTTATGGATGTAGAAGGTGTGCTTGCACACCACGGTATTAAAGGAATGCGATGGGGTATTCGTAATAAGGTAGACTCAAGAACCGGTCGAGTAACTGTAGATTATAAAACAGCGAACGATCTTCGAAAGAAGCCAAAAACTTCTTTAACCAATAAACAATTACAAACAGTGAATACTCGACTTGGTTTAGAGCAGAATTTTGATCGTCTTAATCCTGGAACAATTAAACGAGGCGAAAAGCATATTAAAGCAGTTGTTGCTACTGCAGGGCTTATTTCTTCTGTTGCAGCTATTGCAAACAGTCCTGCAGGAAAACCAATTGCGGCATTTATTAATAGACATAAAGGTAGAAGAATTAATCTTAAACCAGGTTCATCATTTATTTAAATCATAGGAGGTGGTTTAGTTGGTTTTATCAAATACCGCTACGCCACAGTACTATGGTATATTTAGAGACCAAGTTTTACGTGGAGAAATTCCTGTAAACGAATTAATTTCTCTAGAGATGAATCGTATCGATGATCTTATAGCTAATCCAGATATTTGGTATGATTCAGAAGCAGTTGAAGGTTTCATCAAGTATTGCGAATGGGAATTAACGCTTACTGATGGTACTGATTTGTATCTTCTTGATACGTTCAAAGTATGGGCAGAACAGATATTTGGTTGGTATTACTATGTTGAACGAAGCGTTTATCAACCAGGAGAAGAAGGTGAACCTGGTGGATACGTTACGAAATTACTTAAGAAACGATTAGTTACAAAACAATATTTGATTGTGGCTAGAGGTGCTGCTAAATCAATGTATGCTTGTTGCATTCAAGCATATTTTCTTAATGTTGATGTTGCAACCACTCACCAAATCAATACCGCTCCAACCATGAAGCAAGCAGATGAAGTTCTATCCCCTTTTAGAACTGCAATTACCAGAGCTAGAGGTCCGTTGTTCAAATTCCTTACAGAGGGAACAGTTAGAAACACTAGTGGATCAACCGCTATGCGTCAAAAACTGGCTTCAACTAAAAAGGGAATTGAAAATTTTCTAACTGGGTCAATACTTGAGATTCGTCCTATGGCTATCAACAAGCTGCAGGGATTAAGACCAAAAATTTCAACTGTTGACGAATGGCTTTCCGGCGATATTCGAGAGGATGTCGTTGGAGCAATCGAGCAGGGCGCTTCCAAGATGGACGACTGGTTGATTGTCGCTATTAGTTCTGAAGGAACGGTTAGAAACGGATCTGGCGACACTATTAAATTAGAATTGGGTAAAATTCTTAGAGGAGAGTATCACGCTCCTCATATTTCAATCTGGCATTACAAACTTGACGATATTGAAGAAGTTGCTCAACCAGAGATGTGGTTGAAAGCTCAGCCTAATCTAGGAAAAACCGTAACGTATGACGTCTATCATTTAGATGTAGAAAGAGCCGAGAAAGCTCCTGCTGCTCGTAATGATATTTTAGCTAAGCGTTTCGGTATTCCAATGGAAGGCTATACATATTTCTTCACTTACGAAGACACTCTTCCACATCCACCGAAAGAGTTCTGGCAGATTCCGTGTGCTCTTGGTGCTGACCTATCCCAAGGCGACGACTTCTGTGCGTTTACTTTTCTGTTTCCGCTTTCAAACGGAAGCTTTGGCGTCAAGACTCGAAGTTATATTACAGAATTGACTTTGCTTAAACTTCCAGGCGCCATGCGAATGAAGTATGAAGAATTCATTCGAGAGGGAAGTCTTGTTATCATGGACGGAAACGTTCTTGATGTTGATAATGAAGTTTATGATGATCTCGATGCTTTTATATTAGCAAAAGAGTATGATGTTCGATGCTTTGGCTTCGATCCATACAACGCTAAGGCCTTTGTTACCAGATGGGAACAAGAAAACGGCCCGTATGGTATAGAGAAAGTCATTCAAGGAGCAAGAACAGAGTCGGTTCCTCTTGGCGAATTGAAGATTTTAGCTGAGCAACGAGCACTTATATTTGATCAAGAACTTATGACTTTTGCTATGGGTAATGCTGTTACTCTGGAAGATACTAACGGAAATCGAAAATTGTTCAAGAAACGAGCAGAAGACAAGATTGATAACGTTTCTGCTATGATGGACGCTTATGTTGCTTACAAGCTTAACAAGGAGGCGTTCGAGTGAATGACGTAGACGTCTTCCTTGAGCACTATGGTGTTAAAGGAATGCGATGGGGGATTAGAAAAGATATCACAAATAGCATTTCACAATTTAATGATGATGTACAAAAGAAAATTAAGGGCGTATTTTCAGATAAAGATTTTCGAAGCGATCAACTTAACCGAAAGTACGGTCCATATACCGGAAAAGATGACGATAAAGGTTTTCATTTAACCGATAAGCAAAAGAAAATTGCTTTAGGTGTTGGTATAGGTGTTGGTGGTGCACTTTTAGCCGGTGGAGCTATATATTTAGGTAAAAAGTATGGTGTTGGCAGCGATTTTCTATTAGATGTAAAAGGCCTTCAAGATGATTATGCTCAGCTTAATTTAGAGCAACTTAAAGTTCTTTCAGAATCTCCAATGAGTACGTTAGAAGGGGTTGTACCTGGCTTAGACGATCATTGGGGCACTAAAATAGATCTTCCTGCTGGTTCTATTTTTAAAAGATTATCGACCATTCAAGAAACAGAAATTAGACCTCAAGGGTTTTTCGCTGCTTTTGAAGATTCAGATGTTCAACGTTATAAAGCAGAATTACCAAAATGGTGGAAAACTTGGGGTTATGATAATAAAAGTGGTTGGCTGGTTAATCTTAGATCTCAGGTTCCAATTAAAGCGCCATCAGGAGAAGAAACGTTTAATATTTTTAAAAACCTTCTTAGAGATCAAAGAATTATAGCCAATACGCCAGTTGGAAGAATTTGGGGAACATTAAGTGAAGTAGATAAAGAAAAAGCAATTGATGGATTAGCTAAACAAAATTTCGGAAATTTTGTTATTCAATGGGCTAATGGGCTGGACGGTCATCCTGATGTACAACAATTTTTTAAGATGGTAAAAGATAGTGGATATAATGCGTTAATTGATTTTAATGATTCAGGAAGACTTGCTAAAACACCATTGCGTCTTTTAAATGGGTCGGATTTTCAACTTGATACCTTAAATGCGCATACCTTTGTTGGGGAATCTGAGATTAAATTGATGCAAATGACTTTAGGTGAATTATTTATGGCGGCAATTAATGACGTAGATAATTTTCTTGTGCATTTCGGTATTAAAGGAATGCGATGGGGTGTTAGAAATGATAAACGTAGGCTTGCTCGTGATGTAAAATTGACACCTCGTCAACGTAGAGCACGAAAGATGAGAAGAAAAGCCGCAAAGGGTGCCGCAATTGGCGCCGCAAAAAGTTTAGTTTTTACAGTTCCATTTGCTCTAGCTTTATATGCTCTTCGTCAAGAAAACAGTGGTCCACGTAATTTTAAGTTTGATCCTCCTAACTTTGGTGGTTATAATGCTAGAGGCAATGCTGGAAGAGCTAGAAACGTATCTCAAACAGCTCAAGAGTTCATCGAAAGTCAACGTGAAACACAAATGTATTCGTTAAGAAGAATGCGTGCTGAAGGTAAGATGGATGCTAGTCAGTTCTCAAACTTTGCAGAAATTCTTAATAAGAGATTTGATAGAAAAGTAGCCGCAGTTTTATAGAGGAGGTGTTCAAGTGAACGATTTACAAACCGAGGAGTTCCTAGAACACTTCGGTATTAAAGGAATGCGATGGGGTATTCGTAATGATGATCGAGGCGGTGCTTCTAGAGGCACTGATCGTGCAGCTGCTAAAGATGCAAAAGAGTTCGCAAGAGCAAAATTATTCTTTGGCGAAGGTGCTGGAACTCGTCGAAAATTGATTAAGGCTACCGTAGAAGCAAAGAAAAAGAAAGATCCAACTTACGCAAAGGCGTTTGACAGACATCTTAATAATCAAGATTTATCTAAGCACGCATCCAAAGCTCGATCAGAACGATCTAGAAAAAATAAGGGCAAAGCTGCTAAGCAAACCGGCGGTGCTATTGCTCGTCGAATTACTGGAGAAATGGGAACGAAAGCCGCTTTTGTAGCAATCGCTGCTGGAGGTGCTGCTTTCCTTTCTAGTCCAAAAGGCCAAACAGTAATGAGTAATAGTATAAGTAAAGTTAAAGATGTCGTTGAATCTCAACGACTAAAAAGAACTGTAAACCGACTCATCAAAACCGCTCAGCGGTAACTTAGAAAAAGGATTCAAAATGGAAGTTCATCAGTATAATGTTGTTGAGCGTTCACGTCGTCAGACACTTCGACTTGATCGGCCAACCGCAGAAATTGCTTTGTTTAATGCAGGTGGTTCACCGTTTACTGCTAGTGATTTAGAATCAGTTCCGATCACTGTTGCAACGGCAATTGGTACTGCAGCGAAGACTACTACTGCTGCTGAACCGGAGGCAAACACTCTTGTTGCCATTAAGTTCACCAATGGAAACTCTGCAGAAACTCCGACCGTCGCGTTTGACGGTGGAGACGCTAGAGCTATTAAGCTTGGTGGGACTGCAAGCGCTGCTGCTAAGTTCACTCTTGCTGCCGATGGTGTGGCCTTGTTCTTCTTTGATGGAACGGTTCTGAATCAAGTTGGTGCTTACACCTAACCTCCATCATATTTAAAAAGGAGGATTAGTGAATACTATGGAAATGGATTTATCGGAGTTCCTTGAGCATCATGGCATTCCAGCACCATAGATAATAATTATATTTGAAGGGAGGTGACACCTCTTGGCTATTCGTGCTCGGTTACGAAGAGCTGTTAATGCTTTTCGTAGTCAGGAAGAAACAAGATTAGATTATGGTACTGGTACACCAACATATTCTGGTGGTAGTTCTCCATCAGTACCAAGAAGAAGTTTCAATAACGAACGAACTATCATTTCTTCAATTTACAATCGTATTGCTATTGATGTTGCTGGAATTGACTTCAGACATGTAAAATTGGATGATAAGAAACGCTATCTAGAAGACATTGAAAGTTTTTTTAATAATTGTTTAACTCTAGAAGCGAATATTGATCAAGCGCCTCGAGCATTTAGACAAGACATCGCTTTGACTTTGTTTGATGGTGGATGTGCTGCTATTGTTCCAGTAGATACAACAATTGATCCTAGTAGCGAAGAAACTATTGATATTTATAGTCTTCGTGTAGGAGAAATTCGTGCTTGGTACCCAAGCCACGTCAGAGTCAGAGTATATAATGAGGCAAAGGGCTTAAGAGAAGAGATTACGTTAAAGAAAAATTCTGTTGCAATTGTTGAAAATCCGCTTTATTCTGTAATGAATGAGCCGAATTCAACCCTTCAAAGACTCATTAAAAAGTTGTCTTTACTTGATGCGGTTGATGAACAGTCGAGTTCTGGAAAGTTAGACCTGATTATTCAACTTCCGTATGTAATTAAGTCTGAGGCCCGACGGCAACAAGCAGAAACGCGTCGTTCTGACATTGAACTTCAATTAAAAGGTAGTCAGTATGGTATTGCGTATACTGATAGCACCGAAAAGGTCACACAATTAAATCGACCGGCTGAGAATAACCTCCTTAAGCAAGTTGAGTACCTTACCGCAATGCTTTATAGTCAACTTGGTCTTACTGAAGAGGTAATGAATGGCACAGCTACCGAAGCAACCATGATTAACTATTTCAACAGAACAGTTAAACCAATCATTGATGCTATTAGAGAAGCAATGCAGCGTTCATTCATTGGGTATCAAGGTACTAAAGATCTAAAAGCAGTTCAGTACTTTAGAAATCCGTTCCAGTTGGTTCCGCTTAAAGATCTTGCTGAAATTGCAGACAAATTTACTCGTAATGAAATCTTGTCTAGCAACGAAGTTAGAGCTGGCATGGGTCTTCCTCCTTCGCAAGATCCTAAAGCAGATGAATTAGTTAATAGCAACATGCCACAACCAGGTGTAGTTGTTAATACTGGCGAATTAAAACCTAAGAATCAGCCGGAAGAACAGCCGCCGAATTCTTAGAAAGGACAATCAAAATGGAAGCAGATTTCTGCGGCTGGGCCACCAAGGCAGGGCTTCAATGCACCGACGGCCGCACAATCATGCCCAACGCTTTCGAGCATCAGGATAACCTTACGGTTCCTCTTGTTTGGCAGCATGATAAAAAGACACCAGAGAATGTTTTGGGCCATGCAATTCTTGAAAATCGCCCAGAAGGTGTTTGGTGTAGTGCATATTTCAACGATTCTAGGCAAGCGCAGCATGCTAAAGGGTTAGTCCAACATGGCGACATCACTATGCTTTCCATCTGGGCTAATCAACTCATTGAACGAGGAAAGAAAGTGTTTCACGGGGCAATCCGTGAAGTTAGTCTTGTACTTGGTGGCGCTAATCCTGGCGCTCTTATTGATCCTATTACCATCCGCCATGATGATGGGGATGAGATTATTGAAGATGAAGCAATCATTTACACTGGGCTCAGTTTCGAGCACACCAACACAGTAGGTGGAGGAATGGGTAGCAAAACCGAAGCAAAGAAGGATATTGTCGAGTTTCTCGATAAGATGGATGACGAAGACCGTGAATTTCTCCACACTTTGATTGGTGTGAGAAGCGGTGAAGACATCGAGCATGCTGATGATCGTACTGTTGGGGATATTTATGCTTCAATGAACACCGAGCAACAGGAAGTAGTTCAGTTCCTCGTTGGAGAAGCTCTTGGAATCAAGAAGAGTGACATGAAGCAGTCTTCCGATGAGGACGATGACGAAGACGACGACGATGACAAAGAAAAGAAGGGTGGAGAAGTGAAGCACAACGTGTTTGAAAGCGGTGATGATGGTAAGGAAGGAGAGTCGATTCTTTCTCATGAAGATCGTGATGCGATCCTCAAAGACGCCATTCGTACCGGTTCATTGAAGCACGCTGCAGAGAACTATGCACTGTCTCACGGTATTACGGACATTGATATTCTGTTCCCAGATGCTGTTGCAACCGATGCAGTTCCCGAGTTTCTTCAGCGTCGTACGGAATGGGTAGGCTCGTTTCTTGCCGCCACTCGTAAGAGCCCGTTTAGTCGTATCAAGACCTTTGCTGCGGATATTACGATGGACGAAGCTCGAGCCCGTGGTTACATTAAGGGTGATCTGAAGAAGGAAGAGTTCTTCCCGATTCTGCGTCGTACTACGACTCCTCAGACTATCTACAAGAAGCAGTCTCTGGACCGTGACGACATTGTCGACATCACCGACTTTGATATCGTGTCTTGGCTCAAGGCTGAGATGCGGATCATGCTCGACGAGGAAATCGCTCGTGCAGCGCTTATGGGCGATGGTCGGGATATTTCAGATGAAGACAAGATTCAGGAAGCTAACATTCGTCCGATCGCTACTGATCACGAATTGTATGTGACCACCCTTTACGTCAACATTGGTGACGCAAGCTCGTCGATTCAGGAATTCATCGACGCGGTTATCACCAATCGCAAGTATTACAAGGGTAGTGGACAGCCGAATCTCTACACCTCCGAGACGGTCATTGCCATGTTCCTTCTGTTGAAGGATACGCTTGGTCGTTCGCTTTACAGGAGCTTGGACGAGGTTGCGACTGTTCTGCGTGTTGCAAGCATCATTCCGGTTGAGGCAATGGACGATGATGAAGAGCTTCTTGGCATTATCGTGAACCCCATTGACTATGTGTTTGGTGCCACTAAGGGTGGCGAAGTCAACTTGTTCGACGATTTCGACATTGACTACAACAAGCACAAGTACCTGATTGAAACCCGTCTTTGCGGCGCTCTTACCAAGCTGAAGTCGGCTCTGGTTATCCGTAAGGTTGCTTCGGGTGATGTTCTGGTTACTCCTCTGGCTCCGACATTCGATGAGGAGACCGGTGAGCTTACTATTAATGACACCACTGGCGTCGTGTACACACGTACTGACACCGATACCGTTGTTGATAACGCTGGATCGCCTTACACGATTCCTTCGGGTGAGACGGTTGAGATCGTTGCAACTCCTGCCTCGGGCAAGTACTTTGCAACCAGTGAGGTTGATGACTGGACCTTTACGGCTCTGTAATCTCAAGGAGTTTAGATGGCAAGATTCTACGGAAAAGTTGGTTATGGCATATCTGTAGAGACTCCTGATGATTCTGGGATATTTGTAGATACAATTACGGAATACGACTACCAAGGTGATGTAGTTCGTGATAATAGAAATCTACAAGAATCCCCGGAGAAACTTAAGGATGATATTACAGTTTCTAATAGTATCAGTGTTGTGGCCGACCAATACGCCATCGACAATTTCATCTATATTAAGTATGTGATGTGGTCGGGGATTCGCTGGCGAGTAAATTCTGTAGACGTCAAGCGTCCCAGACTCATCTTAAATTTTGGGGGTGTGTATAATGGCCCGACCCCGGACTGAATTACACATTATGTTGAAAGCAATTACAGGTAATGTATATTTTCAACCGCCTGAAACAGTACGGATGGAGTATCCTTGTATTGTTTATCAACGGTCAGCCGTAATAACAGAATTTGCAGATGATTTGCCATATAATACAATGAAGCGATATCAGGTCACAGTTATTGATCCTAATCCTGATAGTGATATTCCTGATGAAGTTGGAGCTTTATCGCTTTGTGCTTTTGATCGTTTTTTCACTTCAGATCAGTTGAATCACGACGTTTTTAGTCTTTACTTTTAAGGAGAAACCCGAATGACCGCACTTACATGGGACGGCACCGGCGAACGGTTTTACGAAACCGGCGTTGACCACGGCGTCCTTTACATTCCCGATGCTGGAGGTGTTTACGACGATGGGGTTGCTTGGAACGGTTTAGTTTCCGTTACCGAAAAGCCTTCCGGCGCAGAACCTAACGCACAATTTGCAGATAACATCAAGTATCTTAATCTTTTTTCAGCAGAAGAATTTGGTGCAACGCTTGAAGCGTTTACTTTTCCAGATGAATTTGCTGAGTTTGATGGTCTTTCTGTACCTGAGCCGGGTGTTACTGTTGGCCAACAGGCTCGTAAGGTGTTTGGTTTATCGTATAGAACAAAAGTTGGTAACGACATTGAAGGTGATGATCTTGGTTATAAGCTCCACCTGATTTGGGGGTGCAAGGCCAGTCCGTCTGAGAAAGCATACACCACAGTTAGTGACTCTCCAGAACCCATTACGTTTAGTTGGGAAGTTACTACTACTCCGGCGCTTGTTACTGGCTTGAAGCCGACTTCAATTATTACTATCGACTCAAGGACTGCAGATGCTGCTGCATTAGCCGCTCTTGAGACGGCTCTTTATGGTACTGTTGGAGTTGATCCTGCACTTCCCACGCCGGATGCTGTTATTGCATTGTTTGATGGCACGTTTACTGTTATCACTGGTGACATGCTTACTGCTCCGACGTATGACTCTGGAGCCGATGAAATTACTATTCCGGTGGTTACCGGCGTTACATACTACATTGACGGTGAAGTTGTTACTGGCGATGTGGTTATCACTGAAGACACCGTTGTTACTGCTCAGCCAAATGCTGGATATGTCTTTGGTCCTACTGCCGTTAACGCATGGTTCATTAATTTTAGTTAATTAGGAGTTAAGGAATGCTAATAATCACCATTGGAGAAGATGAGATTTATGACGAAGTTGAAAATTTATTTTCAACAGTTGGTGGTGTTTTAGTTAAGTTAGAGCATTCTTTACTTTCAGTGTCAAAATGGGAGTCAATTCATAATAAACCGTTTCTATCTTCTGTGAAGAAAGATTCGGAGGAAGTTCTTGACTACATTAGATGCATGAGTATTGAACCAAATCTGGACCCTGAGATCTTTAAAAACTTGACGCAGAATAATGTTGATGAGATTCAAGCGTATATTGATTCTCCTCAATCTGCAACAACTTTTGGCAACATGCCAGGATCTCGGGGTCCAGGAGAGGTTATCACTTCAGAGTTAATTTATTACTGGATGGTATCTTTCAACATTCCACTTGAATGTGAACAATGGCATTTGAACAGATTGTTTTCTTTAATCAGAATTTGTGGAGTTAAAAATTCAAAGCCTAAGAAGATGTCGAAAGGTGAACTTTCTAGACATTATGCGGAAGAGAATGCTAGAAGAAGAGCGCAATTAGGTACAAAGGGCTGAGAGGAGGAACATGTCGGTTTTAGTTTGGGATAGTGCTGAAGATAGAGAGTATGAATCTGGTGTAGATAGAGGCGTTTTGTATCCGCCATCCGCTCCGGCAGTTCCTTGGAATGGTCTTACTTCAATTGTAGAAAAATCAGATCAACAGTTAAAACCCATTCATTGGGATGGGATGAAAATTAATGATTTAGTGATTCTTGGGGATTTCGAAGCGTCTATGAAGGCTATAACATATCCAGATGAATTTTCAGATTTAGAAGGCGTAGTTCAAGTTAATCCTGGTATGTATATTACAAATCAAAAACCTAAGAGCTTTGGACTCTCATATAGAACTAAAATAGGAAACTCTCTTGACGAGGATCTAGGCTATAAAATTCATATTTTGTATAATGTTACAGCTATTCCTAGAGATAAAGCTTTTGAAACTAATACTGGTTCTCCTTCTATTACTGAATTTGAATGGGATATTTTTTCTGTACCAGAAGAAGTAATTGGTTTTCGTCCAACGGCCCACATTATTATTGATTCAACAGACATTGATCCAGAGTTATTGACATTACTAGAAAATTTGCTTTATGGAACCGAAGATACAGAAGCAGAACTTATTCCAATGTCTGAGTTGCTTATTTATCTTCTTAGTTGGTTCAGTGTCGTAGTTGTGGACAATGGTGATGGTACTTGGACCGCATATTCATCATTACCAGAAGGTGAGAACCCTATTACTTTTCCTGCTGCTGGAGAATTTGCTATTAGTGAGGTGTTTGGAGAATTTTTGGATGCTCAAACCTATGAAATTTCTAGTACGCCTTAGTTTAAGGAGATTCCTATGGTTGTTAGTGTAACTGGATTTACAGCAGCACGGGCCCAAGACATTGAAGATCAAGCGATTATTGGTGGAGAAGTTATAGCCGGAGATTTAATTCTTGAAAGAAATAATGGTGGAACAGTTAATGCCGGTCCCGTAATTGGCCCAACCGGACCTGCCGGAAGTGGTCTTATTATTTGTACGAGTGGTACTCGTCCTGGATCTCCTGCTGAAGGAGATATGATTTGGGAAACCGATACTAATAGAGTTTATATTTGGCCTGGAGGATCTTGGCGATGGATGTGGTCTCAGAATGGTGAAGATAAAGTAAGACACGAGGTCGAAGTTGCTACTGATGAAGATGCCACGGGTCCAGCCACTTGGCCTACTGCTCTTGAAATTTCAGTAGATATTCCACCGTGGGCTAAAGATTTTGAAGCTTTTGCTTTACTTGGCCAGGCTCATCAGGTAACAGATACCAGTAATACAGAATTAGAATTGCTTATTGGGTCAAGAGTAATTGCACATAAACGAATTCGTTGGGCAACTCTTGCTTCTAGCAACGAACGAGACATTATGCTTATGGGTACTGCAGATGTGTCTGATATGACTTCTTCAACGCAGTTGTTTAGAGTTAAGGCAGAACGACTTAGTGGCACTGGAGCCCTCAGACTGGATAATGAATCGGTTTGTTATATTTCAGGTAGATTTACAGACGCCTAAGGAACACCATGTTCAAGGTCTTTAGCAAAGGAAATTATAGTAAAACTAGAGAAGATCTTAATCGGCTTCAGAGTGGTAAAAACTTATCAGATCTTGATCGATATGGATTAATGGGTGTGGAGGCTCTTAGTAGTGCAACTCCTGTTGATACTGGCCTTACTGCTGATTCTTGGGATTATAGAATTACACATGATGGAACTTGGACTGGTATTGAATGGTTCAATACTAATGAAGCGGGACCAGGTTGGCCTTCAGTAGCAATTCTTATTCAATACGGACATGGAACAAGAGGCGGAACTTATATTTCAGGTATAGATTACATTAATCCAGCAATGAGAGTGGTATTTGACGATATTGTTAATGATGTATGGAAGAAGGTGACAGCATGAGCGAAGTTGATGACAGGATTGTATCAATTCAATTTGACAACAGATCGTTCGAACGACGTATTGAACAGACATTACGTAGTTTAGACAAGCTGTCTGAAAGCCTTCAATTTTCAAATGCTGGTAAAGGTATTGAAAGAGCTTCTACTGCATTAAATAGTTTTAATACTGATCACATGGGTCAAGCTATTGATCACATTGCATCTAGATTTACATCAATGGGCGCGGTTGCTTTTAGTGTTATTAACAATTTAACCACAGGAGTTTTAAGGTTTACTAGAAGAATTGGTGGCGATATTCTAGCGCCAATTATTGGTGGCGGTACATCAAGAGCAAAGAATCTCGAGCAAGCAGCATTCTTGTTCGAAGGCATCGGGATTAATGTAAAAGAGGGTATGGATGCGGCTTTAAAGGCTGTAAAGGGCACGGCGTTTGGGCTTGACGAAGCTGCAAAAATCGCAGCACAGTTTGGTGCTTCAGGACTTAAAGCTGGCGAAGAAATGTCAACCGCTCTTCGTGGTGTAGCTGGTGTTGCGGCGCTTACAGGTTCGTCATTTGGCGAAATTGGAGACATTTTCGTTAGTTCCGCTGGTATGAATGAAGTAAACCGACAAGATCTTATGCAATTTGCTACCAGAGGACTTAATGCCGCTTCCGCTTTAGCAAAACAGCTTGGTGTTACCGAAGAAAAAGTTAACGAAATGGCAAGCAACGGCGAGATTGACTTTAAGACCTTCGCAAAGGCCATGGATGACGCATTCGGTGAGCACGCCACATCGGCTAACAAGACCTATTCTGGTTCGTTAGCTAACATGCGTGCTGCCTTCTCAAGACTTGGCGCACAGTTCGCCACCCCTCACTTGCAGCAACAAAGAGATCTATTTAATGCGTTAACTCCAGTTATTGATAATGTTGCAGAAGGACTTAAACCTCTTATTGATGCGTTTGTTTTATTAAAGAGAATTAACGTTGACAATCTTATTGAGTTTATCAAAGGTATAAACGTTACGTTCTTTCAATTCGGCATTCAACTATTTGTTGATGGTTTAGTAAATTTGTATCATGCACTTAAGCCTATTGCTAAAGTGTTTAAAGGGGCATTCAAAGACATCTTTTCTGGGTCTGCTGGTAAGAACTTCGTTGAATTGGCTGAGTCATTTAAAGAGTTCACAGAAAGAATCAAAATAGGAGCAGATACGCTCAATAGTCTTAAGAGCATTTTCCGTGGTTTCTTTGCAGCAGTAGAGATTGGTTTTGAAATTGTAAAGGGTGTTGTTCGTACCATTGGGGATGTTCTACAAGCTCTGCTTCCTGCTGGGAAAGGGTTACTTGGTTTCGGAGAAAACACCGGAGACTTTATTACAAACCTTAACAAGGCTCTTGTTGAAGGTGGAGGAATAAAGAGGTTCTTCGAAGATCTTAGTGCCATTCTTATTAACCCCGTTGAAGCTTTCAAGAAGTTAAAGAACGCTATAGTTGACTTCTTTGAGGGAGTTAATTTCTCATCTGATGGTCCTATTAAAGCTTTGCAGGATCTTCGTGACAAGATATTTAATTTCTTCAACATTAATATTGGCAATAAAGTAGAAGTTGGGCTTGGTCGTGTAGGCCAAAGAATGGAACAGGTTCATAGTATTTGGGATAGAGTACAATCAGCATTCGCCAAGGTCAACGACTTCTTGCAACCAGTTTTAGATTACATGACTGATTGGTTTAAGAGTCTTGGCGATAAGATTGCAGAAGCGTTTCAACCTGGTGATTTCAACGCGGCATTAGATGTAATTAATGTTGGTCTTCTTGCTGGTATTGCTGTTTTAATTAAAAAGTTCGTCGATGGTGGATTTGGTGGACTTAATATTTTAAGTGGCGGTTTTATAAATAGACTTAACGGTCTTCTTGATACCGTTAATGAAAAATTTCAAGCTATGCAAATAAAGCTTAAGGCTGAAGCATTAATGAAAATTGCTGCTGCTATTGCAATTATTGCCGGAGCATTACTTGTTCTATCTTTGATCGACTCAAAAGCATTAACTAAGGCTCTTGTTGCTCTTAGTGTTAGTTTTGGACAGTTACTTGGAGCACTAGCTTTGATTGGTAAGTTTGATTTGGGTGCGCATGCTCTTCGATTACAATTAGTTGCCACAGCCATGATTTTAATTGCTAGTGCTGCTGTTGTATTAGCCGTGGCTATTAAGATTTTGTCTACTATGAAGTTGGGTGATTTAGCAAAGGGTCTAGGCGGAGTAGCAGTTGGCCTTGGTTTGTTAGTTGTTGCAGTTAATTCTATTTCTGCAAATACTGCAGGGATGATTTCTGCTGGTATAGCTTTAATAATTATATCTACATCACTTATAATTCTTAGTCAGGCTGTAAAACAGTTCGCTCAAATGTCTATGGGCGAATTGGCTAAAGGTATGGGTGCTATAGCGTTTGCTCTTGCACTTCTAGTTACTTCTCTTAATAAGATTTCCGCAAACACCACAGGACTAGTTTCTGCAGCAATCGCGATCGCTTTAATTTCTACTTCTCTTATTATTCTTAATAGGGCAATAAGATTGTTTGCTTCGATGTCGCTTGGTGAGATGGCTAAGGGCTTCTTAGGCGTGGCAGCAGCATTAACAACACTTATTGTTGCTATGAACTTTATTTTAACAAACTCCGCTGGCTTAATTGCTGCTGGTATTGCAATGATTGCCATTGGTATTGCTATGAACATTATGGCCAGCGCTATAGAAAAGATGGGCGGTCTTGCTATTGGAACTTTGGCAAAGGGTATTGGTGCTCTTGCTGCAATATTATTGGTTCTTGTTGTAGCAACAAATCTTATGCAAGGAGCAGCAGGAGGAGCGTTTTCAATACTTATCGTTGCTGTAGCACTGAGAATTCTTGCTAAAGTACTGAAGAGTTTGGGTGAACTTAGTATAGCTCAACTTGCTATGGGACTAGGAGCAATTGCAGGGGTACTTGCCGTTCTTGGTATTGCAGCAGCATTACTTAGTCCAGTTATACCTAACATTCTTGCTCTAGGTGCCGCTTTAAGCCTTCTTGGGGTTGCTTTTGCTCTATTCGGAGTCGGAGCAGCGTTAATCGCCAAAGCTTTCGAGATTATGGCAAACTCTGGAGCTGCAGGAGCAAAGGGCATTGTCGAAGCTTTAAAGATTATCATTACAGCAATGCCCAACATTCAGAAAGCGCTGTTTGATTTTGCTATTGGCTTCGCAAAAGATATTTTAAAAGCAGCTCCATTGTTATTGCGTTTGTTCCAAGCTTTTGTAATGCAATTGCTTGAAACCGTTATTGATTTGGCACCTAAGATGGCTGAAGCAGCGATCGTAGTGATTCAAAGCTTCTTGTTGGGTGTTAGAGAGATATTTCCAGATGTTGTTCAAACCGGTATTGAAATGTTACTCGTTTTCCTCCAAGGAGTTCGAGATAATATTGGTGAAATTGCTACTGCTGCATCAGACATTATGATTAATTTCATGGATGCTATTAGACTAAAGCTTCCAGAAATAGCTACTAGTGCAGCTTCGTTAATTGTAGCATTCTTGAACGAACTTGGAAATCACGCAGAAGACGTAGTTGCTGCAGGATTAGGACTACTTGTTAATGTACTAAAAGGAATTAGCGATAATGTTAGTAGGGTTGTTGGTGCAGTAAGTGAAATTATTACTGAATTTATTACAGCTATGGGCACACATGCCGTAAAAGTTATAGGTGCTGGCGTTAAGGTACTGACCGATTTCCTTAAAGGTATTGGTGATAATTTAGTTAAAATTGTTGCTACGGTTGGTGAGGTTATTACTAGATTTATTACTGAAATAGGAAATCAAGCGCATAAGATTGTAACTTCAGGTGCTGATTCCATTATCAAATTCTTTAATGGTCTGGCAAGTAAAGCTCCAAAAGTTATTGGGGCTCTTGCTGCGGCAATTACAGCAGTATTAACTTCAGTTGCTAGTGAAATTGGAAAACAAGTCCCAATTATTGTAGCTGCTGGATTTGATATGCTTATTGCATTATTTAATGGTATGGCTAATGCTATTGATTCTAGAGATGAAGAACTTGGTAGAGCAATAGGACGATTTGCTGGATCTTTGGCAAAGGCATTTCGAACTATATTTGTGGAAGCTGCAAAACAAGCAGCAAAAGACGCCGTTCCTGTTCCAGATTTATTAGGACCGGAAAGAGAAGTATTACCAGGACCTAGACCAGAACCTGCGCCTCCTGGAAATATAGATGCAATATTTACAACAGCTAGTTTTACTGATGAAACTCCTGCAATAGATAAATTTGTTACGGCTTTAGCACAAGTTCCAGCCATATTAGAAGGTATGGATGAGTTCAATCCTACGATTACTCCAGTATTAGATCTAACAAACATTGAAACTGCTTCTGGAGATATTGCCACTCTTATGAGCATTCCGATATTAACCCCAGAAGTATCGTTCGATCAAGCTCGTGCTATTTCAAGTACTAACCCAGAAGTAGGAGAAGAAACGGGTACTGGTGAATCTACAGTAATCAATAATACCTTTGAGCAAACGATTAACTCTCCAGAACCTTTGTCTACTAATGATATTTATCGTAATACTAAGAGTCAATTTGCATTGGCGAAGGAAAAGTTGAGCATATCATGAAGGTGACAAAAATTGTAATTGGACCTTCTGGTTTTTCAGGGATATTTGATCCTGTTCCTGAACCGGAACCACCCGTTGATCCAGGTCCAAGTTTCGATTTAAATGACTATTCTGGTAATGAGTATCATTTAACAGAGTATGTTCCTGATACTATCATTGTAGAGAGTAGTCTTATTGCTGGAGATGCTGGTGCTATAGGTGTGTCAGAGGTTCCGGGTTATATAGGACAATACATATCACCAACACCATTAGATATTTTAGATGATTCTTGGTGGATGTGCGGTTGGGTTGATAGTATTGAAGATTATAGAACTCTTATGCAAATAAATGGTAGTTCAGTAGCTAACGTTGGAAGTGTACCTGATATTCCAGGAGTTAGTCATTTTCTTATTATTTTTACAGAACTGGATACTATATCGGTTAGTGTTCCTGACACACCAGGCCCACACTTTATATTTGGAAGCTATAATGCTACGGCAAATGTGGTAAAACTATATGAAGATGGGGTTCTTAAATTGACGCAAGGTGCTGCTGGATATTCCGGTCCTGTTGATGTTGACACCTTTCTTGTTGGTGGAAGCCCAGTTGGATCTGGAATAAACGTATATGACGAAATAGCATTAGGTACAGGTATTGTTGATGACGCAACAGTAGAGGCGCTCTATGATGCTCGTATAGATCCTGATGATTATATTGTGGCCCAATTAGCAATGAGTCCCGTTGCATATTATCATTTAAATAGTAGTTCCTGAACCAAGAGGAGATTTAAATGGCTTTACTTACATCAGATACATTTGATCGATTAGATAGTACTTCTCTTGGTAACACAGATGGGGTTGGCATTCTAGATCCTACACCTTGGCTTGGTAATCCAGAAGTAGCAGATATTATTAGTAACACTGCTCAATTGGGTGGTTCGGCCACATTAAACATAGGTATTACAGGTTATACTGCCGTTGTTATAAATTATATTGATACAGGAATTTCAAATATAGAAATACTATTGAAAAACAACTTCGGCGGTAGTGGTGTTAGACATGGAATTATATTTCGTTATGATGATATAAATAATTATTGGGCTTTTCTTGCTTTAGACGGATCGACAACAAAATTATATAAAAAAGTTGCTGGCACATGGACCACCGTATCTGGTGCTCTTAATCTTGGTGGTGTTGCGACAGGTATTATTTACAAAATAAAAACCTCAGGTTCAAAAATCGAATGTACAGTTAATGGAATATCTGTATTTACTGTTTATGACACGGCTCACATTAGCGCTACCAAACATGGGTTTTTAATAGGTGCTGGATCTCTAAGGGATATTGAGATTTGGGAGGGTGGTTTAGGGCTTCCAGAAATCTTACAAATTGGGCCTACCGAAGGTCCAGCTAGTGGTGGAACAGTGGTTACAATTGCTGGTCATAATTTTACTGGTGTAACTGCTGTTAAATTTGGTGCTACTGCAGCTACTTCTTTTACGGTCGTTAGTGACGGATACATAGAGGCAACGTCTCCTGCGCATGCTGTTGGAGTAACTGATATTATTGTTACAAATGCAGATGGAGATAACGCATTAGTAGCAGCTGATGAATTTGAATTTATTAATCCTCCTCCAATTGTTTCTTCGGTAATTCCGACCAATGGCCCTCCTGCTGGAGGTACTTCAGTAGTTATAACTGGCGCATATTTTACTGATACTACTGATGTTGAATTTGGTACAGATCCAGCTTTTTCGTTTGTTGTGGATAACGATGGTCAGATTACTGCTGTAACTGATGTACATGTACCAGGGGTGGTGCCTGTAATTGTAACAACCCCATGGGGGTCAAACGGATGAGTCCATATTTCGTATTTGAAGATGATCCAATTGATTATGATGAAGGCGATTTTGATTTTGTCAATACTCTTTTTCAATATGATGGTGAAGCAGAACCTCCTCCTGATGCTGTATATTTTAATTTTATAGGTACAGCAGGACCGTTAACTCCGACACCGGAAGGAATTGTTCTTAGCTTTAGAGATCCTAAAGCTTTGAACCCATATAATGCGAGATCTATTGATGGATTAGATGGTATATTTAAACCAAAGTATTATAGTTCAGAATCTGGTCAAAAATTTTATACTCTTGAAAAAGAGCCAGTTGAGGTTATATTTAAGATTGGTTTGAATCCAGATTTTAGTGCTAATGAAACTTTTTCTGATCTTAGAGCTGGTGTCTATAAAGTCACAAGTATATCTAAAACAGGAAGAGTTGATATTCATTTTATGAATGATGATGAAATTGTAGCTGTTTTAACTGGTTTTGTTACTAAAGTTGAATCAAACCCATCAGATAGAGATCAAATGATGGCGGTAACTGTTTATTGTGAAGACCCAGTTCTTAGATCTCCATCTCCAATTGTAATTAATTATGATCTTCTTGATTTTTCTGACTTCACAATTTCTGATGATATTTCAACAGCCCCTCATGGAGTGTCATTTAGAATAAAAATTAATGAAGCCATTCCAGATTTGATCATTACAGACCCAACAGATGCTTCCTGGAATTTCAGAGTTATTCCTATTGGTGGATTTGATGCTGGAGAGGTATTACATTTTTCAAGTGAATTTGGTAGAAAAGAAATTAGAACAACAGCGAGAAATTTGATGGATAGAGTAACAGGAAAGTCTATCTGGCCAATTATATTTCCAGGTAGCAATCGTCTTTCTTTTAATAATTCTGACTCTCTGAGTTGGCAAAGTCTTTCATATTATCGAGCATACTGGGGTGTATAAATATGAAATTAACTAGTGTAGAAATACACCCGCCGTCAAACGCTGATGAACTTGTTCTTAGTTTTAGAGATCCAACCGCTTTGAATCCATATAATGCTGTATCCATTGAAGGCTTAGATTCAGACTTAGTAGTTCCAAAGTATTATGGAACGGATCAAGAGTCTAAGTTATATAACCTTATGCGTAAGAAACGAACGGTAGTTATTCAAATTGGTTTGAATCCAAATTATGCTGAATCTGAATCATATTTTCAACTAAGAGATGACTTGTATCGTCTAGTTTCTGCAGCTAGAGGCGGAGAAGTTCAATTACATTTTAAAAACAATTCCACAGTTGTTGCGGCAATATCTGGATTTATACTAAAGCTTGAAACTGATCATTTTGATAGAGATCAAGAAGTAAAGCTAACAATTGAGTGCAGAGATCCAATGTTAAAATCGCTGGCTCCAGTAAACGTTGATTTTGATATTTCAAATCCGGGACTTTTAATTCTTGAAGATAATGTTTCAACGGCACCTCATGGTTTTTCTTTTATTGCGGAATTTAATTCAACGCTTACAGAGTTTGGTATTACAAACGAATCGGAAGGATTTAGTTTTATAATTAGGCCTAGAGATTTGTTTTTCAATAACGACGTTTTACATTTCTCCAGTGAGTTTAACAACAAGTATTTGTATGTGGTGAGAGACTCCGTTGTAACTCATTTAGGCGATGTAATCGATCTTAATCCTATATGGCCAATTATATTTCCAGGAACAAACGAATACAGTATAAGTAATCATTCTTATGTGTTTTGGCACTCAATTTCACATTACGAGACTTACTGGGGGGTGTAGTATGGACGTTATTTCAATGAAAAATCCAGAGGCACCGTTGTTAATGCAACAGGGCGAAATCATTAATGATATTACCAGTAAAATGTGGATTGAACGTTATGATGAAGGTGGAGAATTTAAATTCGTTGCCCCGGTATATTCTGGTTTAAAAGAAAAGCTTCCTATTGGTTCCTTTGTTTCTCATCTTAATACTCCAGAATTAATGATTGTAGAAAATCATGAGATTAACGATTCCCAAGATGAAGAATCTATAATTACCGTTACAGGTCGAGGGTTCGAAACATATTTTGAACAACGAGTTGTAGGGAGCAATCGAATCTTCCCAAGGCTAGTTTCTGACGGAAAGGTTCTTATTCCAGCTCAAAAAACGTGGGATCAAGTTGTTCATTTGATCAACCATCACCTTTCCTCAGAATATTTATCAGATGACAACAATTCAATTGGTTACATTACTGTTGATACCACAATCACTGGAGCTGGGGTTAACACATCAAGAAAGCTCGATGTTAAAGATTTATATTCTTCGATAATAGAACTTATGTCTATTGACGATATTGGTATTAGAATTATTCGCCCAGGAATTTGGTCGCCTCTTGGCGAATTTTCGCCAAACACATTAATTTTCGTTCATAAAGGAATTGACAGAACGGCCAGCATTATATTTTCTTATGATTCTGGTCAAATTGTAAATGCTGATTATTTATGGAGTAATAAAAATTTAAAAACTTCAGCTGTTGTAACAGGTAAGTGGGTTCAAACAATTGTTCATCTTCCTGGACTTGATCACTACAATCGACGTATGATGCAAGTGTCCGCACCAGAAATTGACGAGGATTTTGAGGAAACAGAAGTTTTGGCTAATTGGGTTATTATTAATGATGCATTACAGCAAAAAGGTAGAGAAGTTCTTAAATCACAAAAAGATATTAATCTTACCAAAGCAGAAGTATCAAAGAAGACTGTTGAATCTAGATACAGAGTAGACTTCAACGTTGGAGATCTTGTGCGGGTTGTTGGTGATTACAACGAAAGTACAGTAATGCGTGTAAGCGAATTTGTTGAAATTGAAGATGAAAATGGAACAGTAGCATATCCTACATTAAGTCTGGAGTTAGAAGACGCATGATTATTCTAGCCGTTATCATTGCTCTTATAGTTGGGTTCATTCTTGGTCGTGGATCGATCAAGTTGACTTATGGTGGAGAAATTATTGAGGAACGTCCGGAAGACGGGAAAGTTAGGTATAGCTTTGAAATCGCTACGCCGTTAGACGATCTGCCAAAGAAGAAGCGGGTTATATTTAAGGTGGTTCCGTTCAAGGGCACGTTGTTTAGCTATGAATGATGCCGCAATCTATACATTGCCTATAATGGAAACAACAGAAAGGAAGGCAGTGCTACGGCATTTTCCGAGTTTTAAGAAGCCGTCGCCTTTAGATGGACAGATCAGTGCTGTTCTGAAGAAGATGGAAGCAATAAAAGTAGATCATGCAGACTACCCTAAGATGATGGAATTGTTGGAACGACTCTACGAGCTTAAGAATAGTGAAAGTCGAAAGCCCGTAAGTCGAGACACGATGCTGATCGTCTTTGGGAGTTTCATCGAGATGTTCTTGTTGGTTGCATACGAACAGAAGCACGTGATGACATCTAAAGGCTACCAACTCAAACTACGACCGAAAGTACCATGAGCACAGAACCAGACTGTTGCTAAGCACAGGAAGCCTGTGGGATCCCTGAAAAGATCCTACATGGCTTCTGTGTTTTCGCCGTCGCGATGGGAAAGGGACATTTAAGGACATTCTGTACAAGGATTCTTCTTTTTTGCCCTGGAAAATCCCCGGGGGGCCATTTTTGAGGAACTTTCCAAAATTGGTACGCGTCAGCGTACATTCTGAGACATATTTAGAAAGGTGTCCGGTACTCAGTGCCGGCGAACGTCAAAAATCGCTTAGAAGGCAAAATACGAGGGTCTAATCAAAAATCGCATATTTTACAGCCAGTATAATGGGAATAACCTAGCCGAAAGGACACTCGTGAACCTTGACAAGCTGAAAGCCCAATTCGAAGAGAACCCTCTTGGAGTTGCTACGGTTTTGGCTCTCGTAGTTAGCGCTATGACGGGCCTCGTCCGTGCCAACACCGCACGAAGGAACTCGAAGACTTGGAAGAAAGAAGTCAGGAGGCGAGAACGAAACGGGAGGTGATCCTAAGGGGATTAGCCACAAGGCTTTTCCCTGACACTTTTCGCAGAATTTACAAGCCTTGTAACGGGAGGTCGCGATATTTTCGCAGCCGGACGTTAATCGTCCTTCATCCCATATTCTTTTTCTCGAAAGGTTCAAAATGCCACAAACTAAGCCTAAAGAGAAAACTCTAGAAGAAAGATTTGACGACTACTTCAAAAGGCGGGCGAGATTAACTGCCACATATTTCGCAAAGTCAGATCAGCTTCAAGATGAGTATGACGCCTTGATGGCAGAACTGGAAGAATCTGATGGATAGTAACGAAGCTTCCAGTCTTATCGAACAAGCTGCAACACAAGCTCTTGGAGTTTTTGAAGAAGTTGAGAAAAGTGACATGCTTATCGAGTGGGTGTTTGTAGGATGCGTAACAAACACGGACGAAGATGGAACATATGGATATCCCATACTTTTTTCGGGTGGTGTTATGCCTCCTCATAGAGCACGAGGTTTACTTATAACTGGGCTTCGTACTTTGGACGGCGACGAAGATCCTTTTACTTGATATTTGACAGAACAAAGGAGACATAATGCATTTTTCACAAATTGTAAATTCAGTCGGTGAGAGGGTTGCGGATCATGATCCTCACGTCATATTTGAAGTTCAAAAAGATGGCCTTCCGGCCGAAGAAAGTTTTACCGTTGATGATGTTGAGTATCGAAACGGATTGTTGGTTCTAATTAGTAAGGATTAGCTTTCAGCCGGGCTGGCGAAACGGCAGACGCAGTGGACTTAAAATCCTCGGTCCGAAAGGACGTACGGGTTCGAATCCCGTGCCCGGTACTCTCATATTTTTAACAAAGGAGCGGATAATGAAAATGCGAATTAAAACAGAGAAGGTTAACGTAATAATTGAAGGCGAGTATCAGTACGAAATTCTGATGAAATTTATTGAACAACACCCAGAAGAACGTAACAACCCAGTGACTCTGGAAATTGTTGAATATTCAACTCCATGGACTGTGGAAGAACTTTTGGAGCACCATCGCCAAGGCCACGTTTAATTCGCATATTCTACATGGCATATAATGGACACAACGACCGAAAGGAAATTGAAATGAAAGAGCGGATCAAGCGTTTCTATCAGAACCACAAGGATGGTTGCGACACCGCAATCGTGGGCTTTGCCGCCCTTGGCGCCCTATTCGCCGTGCATCAAGCACGTGGATACAGGATCGACAAGGTGGGGCACTGGCACAACGACGAAGGTGCACAAGCCATCATCGTGCGACTAAAGAACGGCGATACCCAAACTTTCACGAAGAAGCCAACGGCAGCGTGACCAAAGAGGAGGGGCCAAACAGGGCCTTTCCTCGACACTTTTTTCGCATATTTTACACCTTTCATAATGAGGCCACGAAAGGAATATTATGTACACCATTGAAGATATTCGAAACATGTCTGACGAAGAAGCGTCGGCCCTGAACAGGAAACTTGGCATCAAAGCGCTGAAGCAATTCGGCAGCTTCATGCTGCTCAAGTGGATCCTGATTTTTGGGGCAACCTATCTTGCAAAGAAATGGTTTGACTCACTGGAGAAATAATAACCCAAGGGCCTCAAGACCTAGGCTTACACAAAGCTTAGGTTTTTCGCTAGAAATACAACTCTTGTAACGAGAGGTCTGTAAATTACCAGTACCACCCCGAACTCGGGGACAGGCCTCTTTTATATTTTTCGCAATTTATACATGGTCTATAACGAGAAGGAGTAAGACACGCAGGTGTATGGGAGAAAACTCATACCTACTCGGTGGTCCCTGAAAAAGGACTTAACGACTGGTTTGCGTTGGGCCAGTAACCCCTGCTTCTCATTTTTTTCTCGCCGAATTTACATGGCTTGTAATGAAAGGACACTTGTCCGACTAAGACAGTTTACGAAATTGCTAATATGTAAACACCTTAGCGGTTCAACCAGTCCTCTTTTTTATATTTACAAATTGCAAAGGAGAATCGTGAAACGCTCAGTGGCTCTTGAAGCCATAATGGAAGCAATGGCGGTTCAACTGGTGGTTGCTCTAGACCCAGAGGAATCTGGTGAAGAGTTTGTAAGACAAGCTTTGGCCTTTGAAAAACAACTACCAGAAGATCTTACAGTGTTTGATACTTCTAAAGTTGTTGCAGAGCTAGCGGTAGATGCCCTTGAAAAAGTAGGACTTATATTTGAGGAGGGATGATGTATCCAGCGTATTGTTGTAAGAAAAAGTACGGATTCTTCAAGTTCATTGGTGACTGTTTCATGACAGTTATCACTGGAGGACTTTGGCTAATTTGGATATTTGTCCGAGAAATGAGGAACCGTTGACCGCATCAGATATTTTTAATAGGTCATTAAAAACACTTAAAAGAAACTCTCCTGAAATTTTCACAGGTCTTGGTGTTGCGGGTGTAGTAACGACATCATATTTAACGGCGAAAGCGTCGTTCAAAGCGGTCCAACCACTGGAGGAATTAAAAAAGGAGCAACCGTTCAGAAATCGTAGAGAGTATTTTATAAGATCAGTGCAAGAAACATGGGTGTTATATATTCCACCTGTGATTTCAGGCGCAGCTACGATTGCATGCATTATCGGATCTCAAAGAGCATCCGGACGACGCACATCTGCTGCAGTAGCCGCATATTCCATTACCGAACGTGCATTCTCAGAGTACAAGGATCACGTAATAGAACAATTCGGTAAGGGAAAAGAACAAAAGATTCGTGACGAGTTAGCACAGAAGAAGATTACGGATAATCCTCCAAACTCTCAGATACTGATGCTTGGTAAAGGAGAGGTTCTGTGCTGTGAGTTGTGGACAGGAAGATATTTCAAGAGTGACATGGAAAGTCTGCGCAAGGCAGAGAACGACATCAACCAAATGGTTGTGAATACTTATTGGGTAACAATGTCAGACTTCTATGATCTTCTTAATTTGGATCACACATCTGAGTCAGACAATCTAGGTTGGGATACTGACAAGTTACTTGAGTTGGAATTTTCTACAACAATGTCGCCAGAGGGTGAACCTTGCTTGGCATTTGACTATAAGCATCTTCGTGCCAGTGATAGGAAGATATTGTAATCGCAAATTATACAAGCCGTATAACGGAAGACCCTACAAGGAGATATTTTATGAATAGATTGGAAGCTAGACGAAAGATGCTAGCTGCTTTCGATGATGTTGCGAAAGGAGCAATTCTTTTAATTATTACTGCAGTAGCCACACGGCTTGTGGATGATGGTTACGACAAATTTATTGTTGCTCGTAGATACGCTAATTTAAATGAGGCGCCTGATGTTGAAGCTTGATGTCAAGTATAAAAATTGGGATGATGAAGAAGTAGTTGATATTTGCTGGTTTCATCTGTCCAAGGTAGAACTTCTTGAAATGCAAGTTGATATTGAAGGAGGGCTTGGTAAGTTCCTTCAAAGAATCATCGATGAGTCAAACGAAAAGGAAATTTTCAAAAAGATTAAAGAAGTTCTTCTTATGTCCTATGGTGTAAAATCTCCTGATGGAAAAAGATTTGAAAAATCGGACGAACTTCGTGAGAAGTTTGTACAAAGTTTAGCTTTTGAATCTATTATGACTGAGTTTATGACAGATGCTGAAGCAGCAGCGAAATTTGTTGAGGGAATTATGCCCAAGGACATCGACGAGTTCAATAAGAAATTACAAGATCAGGATAAGCCTAAGGCGCCTCCGACATCATCTACAAATAATTAAGGAGTCTAATGCCTAACAATTATAGTAATTCTAACAAAGACAAAGCAAAAAAGGAAAGTGAGAAGGTAGAAAAGAAAGTAGAACGAGTTACAACTGGAGAAGTTCTCATTCAGAAGAAGTCTCTTGGGCAACGATTTAAGGACATGTTTGTTGCTGCCGATTTTAGAAACGTGACCAACTACGTGTTCTATGACGTGATGATTCCTGCGCTCAAGAATATGCTTGCTGATGGTGCGTCTAGAGGCGTGGATCGTATGTTGTTTGGTGAGCGTGCGGTGCAACGTGGGTATAGGGCGTCGCATATTTCATACCAAAGTCCTGTGCAACGTGGATACAGCTCTGTAGTTGGTAGAGGTGACAACCTCGATAGACGAGGACTAACGCCACAGCAACTCGGTACTGGACCACGATATTCCAGTAGGCATTCTCTGAATACTGGTTTGGTTCTTGCGACCAAGGATGAAGCAGATAGCACCATCGAACAGATGGGCAACATCATCGAGCAGTATGGGACTGTAACCGTGGGCGACTTGTACAACATGGTTGGACTTCCTGCGACGCACGTAGATGAAGCTTGGGGTTGGGACGATATCCGAAGTGCTCAGGTTCAACAGATTCGTGAAGGATATTTGCTAGATCTACCACAACCACAACCACTGCGAGGATGAAAGGAAGGTTGCTAATGTTTGATTATATTTTTGCAACCAAAGACGAAGCGGTAAAAGTTTTTGATGCCATGAGCGATATCATAGATCAATTTTCGTGTGTAACTCTTGGCGATCTAAAGAGTCTAGTTGGAGTACCATCCGTACATACAGACGAACACGTAGGATGGACAGAACTTAAAGATGTTGAAATCAGAGAAGTTCCTCCTAGTGGATTCATGTTAGTTCTTCCTCAACCTAAATCGACGAAAGGTCCGTAATGACGGATGTTGATTACAAAATCATTGAGCACAAAGTAAGTCGTCTAAAGCATTTGCAAATTGTGAATGGATTAAAAGTTACTGTTTGTGGTCTTATTTTAAACGACAACTATGAACCGTTCGAAATGAAGATGAAGAAGTTTTGGACATCAGTCTTCAGTTGTAAGAACTGCAAGCGTGCAGCCAAACGATAATTTAATGAAAGGTTGCTGAATGAAACTACCTACTTCTGTGTCTAGCAAACTTGCTAGAACAATTCTGAAAACAAAAAAGAATTCTCCGCATATTCTGTTCGTAGGTGGAGTATTTGGAGTGATTGGAACAGCATTCCTTTCATCTCGAGCAACTTTAAGATTAGGCGATGTGGTTGACGAGATTAAAGATGACTTCAATTCTGTAACTGACGTTGGTGGTTACAGTGAACTTGCTGAGACAAGTGAAAATCCTGTACGGTATACACAAGCAGAATACCGTAGAGATGTAATGTATGTGTATACGAAGGGCGCACTTAAAATTTGTAAGTTGTATGGTCCTTCGATTATTCTCGGTAGTGTTTCTATTGCGTGTTTGACTGGTTCTCATGTTCAGTTGACCAAACGTAATGCTGCGCTTTCTGCAACACTCGCTGCTGTTATGGAAGCGTTCGAAGCATATCGTGCTCGAGTTCGTGAAGAGCTTGGTGAAGAACGTGAGCGTGCATTATATTTGGATGCAGAGAAGCAAGTTATTGAAATTGATGGTAAGAAGAAGACTATTGAAACTGTAAATCCGAGTAAGCATTCTCCGTACGCACGGTTATTTGACGAACACAATCGTAATTGGGTAAACAGTTCAGAAATAAACCGTAATTTCTTGATGTGTCAACAGAATATTGCTTCTCAACGACTTCAAGCCAACGGTCATCTATTGTTAAATGATGTATATGATTCTCTTGGTATGGAGCGTAGTAGTATTGGAGCAATTGTCGGTTGGGTCAAGAACGGTCCTGGTGATGGATACATCGATTTCCATATTTGGGAAGGGATAAACGAGCAAGGCGTAGGTAATTGGGAACCCGCAATTTGGCTTGACTTCAATGTAGATGGTGAAGTCTGGAATCTGATTGATGAGGCATAATGGATGATGAAATTTTGAAACCACGTCCGGATCCAACTGTCGCAATTGTAGGAGCTATTGCATTAGGTATTGGTTTTGGAATCGGATATTTGCTAGGTAAGCGTCAACAAAAATTCATTCATGCAGTTCCTGCACAAGATTGGGACATGAGCGATTTAGCTGTAGTTTCTGATACTGAAGAAGAAACCGATACTGATATTCCAGATGAATTTTCAGAAGTAATTGAAAAAGGAAAGACATTCATTGAACAAACTCTTGGCGAACCAGTAGAACCAGAACATCGAACCATATTTGATACTGATTCTGACGGAACAGTGTGGAATTGGGAAGATGAAACTAGTAAACGCACAGAGGAAGCACCATACATTCTTCATCAGGATGAGTTCATTACGGATGAACGAGAGTATCGTCAATCAAATCTAACGTATTACGCTGGAGATGATATTTTAGTAGACGAAGACAATGTACCAATTTATAATCCTGGAGTAATTCTAGGTCCGTTACTGTTTGGACACGGATCCAAAGATCCGAACGTTGTTTATATTCGAAATTCTAAGCTTCTTGCTGAATACGAAGTGATTAGAGATCCGGGTCATTACTCTGTAGAAGTTCTTGGCAACGAAATTGAAGAACAGGCATCTACAACGGATCTTAAACATTCATCAGATAGAAAATTTAGAGAGAGATAGTTATGAATGAGCCTCTTGAAGATGTATACTTCAGTTGGCTCTGTGCGAAGGTATTAGATCCTAATACTCGAGATTACGCTCAACTTATGGATATTTTGTTTGGTACTCCGTTTACATGGGTCAAAGAGGTTCCTGCTGATGAACATAGATACGCAGATGGATTGGAGATCAGACGAGACTTTTTAAGAAGGCGTTCGATTAAACGTAACGCACTAGATGCGATTCCTATCTCTATACTTGAGGTTTGGATTGCTTTTGCAAATAGGGCATCGTTTCAAACGGATATTCCAGCAAGGGATTGGTTTTGGGAATTTCTTACCAATCTTGGATTGGATAGATTCAAGCGCATATCTGAATCGGACGTACCGTTAATCGAGGACGTTCTATATGCCTTTACATGGAGAGCATACGAACCAAACGGATTTGGTGGTATGTTTCCGATTGAAGAAACTCCGAACGATCAAAGGGTAATAGAAATTTGGTATCAATTCTGTGAGTATATTCAACGCCGACACTTATTGTAAGGGAGGGTTGTGGACTTTTACACCATTGTTATCAATGAAAAGAAGGACGGGACCCTCCAAGTTCGTCCAGACTGGAAGGTTGGAAAATCAAAAGATCTGATGACTCGTGGTGGTTCGTTCTATGCAATCTGGGATGCTGAACGAGGCCTCTGGTCAACGGATATTTACGATGTCCAACGTCTAGTAGATCAAGACTTACAAGACTATGCAGATCACTTAAGCAAGAAGCACAATGTAACCTACAAAGTTGCACGAATGGAAGTCAATAGCACTAAGCTTTGGGATGAATTTCAGCGTTTCGTCCGCAACAGCGGAATGAATTATCACAATTTGGATGAAACACTTATATTTGCTGACACGGAAGTCAGAAAGGAAGATTATGCGAGTAAGCGATTATCCTATTCACTTACTAACTCGGAGTGCCTTGCCTGGTCTACCTTGGTGGGAACGTTATATAATGAGGAAGAAAGATCCAAGATTGAATGGGCAATTGGTGCGATTGTTCATGGGGATTCCAAATACATACAGAAGTTTCTCGTATTCTATGGGCCGCCAGGTAGTGGGAAGTCTACTGTGCTTAACATTATCGGAGCCCTCTTCAAAGGATACTGCAGCGTATTTGACGCTAGGGAGTTGGCCGGCAGCAACAATGCGTTTGCCACTGCCGCTTTCCGATCAAATCCACTGGTTGCTATACAACACGATGGGGACCTCTCCAGAATCTACGACAACACCAAACTTAATTCAATTGTTGCACACGAGACCCTCACAGTCAACGAAAAGTACAAGACACCGTTCGAGACAAAGTCAAATGCATTCCTCTTCATGGGGACGAACGTTCCTGTACGAATCTCGGACGCAAAATCCGGAATCATTAGAAGACTAATCGACGTTGTACCTACGCAACGAACGATCGAACACGATACATATTTCAGATTAATGGACCAAATTGAGTTCGAACTTGGTGCAATTGCATACCACTGTTTGCAACGTTATATTTCAATGGGTAAGAATTACTACGGTGGTTACCGACCCACAGAGATGATGCTTCAGACAGATGTGTTTTACAACTTTGTGGAATCTTGCTTCGACATATTTAAAGCAGAAGATGCAATAACACTTAAGCGAGCTTGGCAACTATATAAGGAATGGTGTGATGACACAGGGATCGAACGACGGCTCCCGCAATACAAACTTAGAGAGGAACTCAAGAATTACTTCTATATTTTCGAAGAGAAGGCTCGTGTTGATGGGGTCAATGTCCGTAGCTACTATCGTGGGTTTAAGCATTTGGAAAGCTTGGCGCCAGCCGCTGAATTTCCAATAAAACCGGAGGGCCAATATGAAATTGAACTTAGAGAAGGTCCTTCTATATTTGACGAACAAAATCCTGGGTTGCCTGCTCAATATGCAAATGCAGATGGGTTTCCAGAAAAGCGCTGGGCAGAGGTTACCACAACGTTGTCGGATCTAGATACAAGTAAACTACATTATGTAAAGGTTCCAGAGAATCATATTATCATCGACTTCGATCTAACAGACGAAGACGGAAACAAAAGTCTGGAGTTAAATTGTGCTAAAGCGTCAACTTGGCCTGCCACCTACGCAGAGGTTAGTAAGTCCGGGTTTGGTATTCACTTGCATTATGTATATGCCGGCGGTGACGTTCGAGAGCTTGCTTCGTCCTATGAACCCGGTATTGAAATCAAGTCTCTCTTGGGCGACTCGTCGCTTAGAAGAAAAGTTACAGCAAGCAATAACGTGAATATTACGCCTCTGGCTGGAGGATTGCCTAAGAAGGAGAAGCCCTTGATCAGTAACAAGAGCATCCAAAGTGAAAAGGGCCTTCGAGATTTAATTGCTAGGAACCTTCGGAAAGAGATTCATGCTGGAACTAAATCTTCAGTAGACTTCATTCATGATATTCTTGATGAGGTTTATGCTGCTGGAATACCGTATGACGTTCGTGACATGCGATCGGATATTTTAACGTTCGCAGCAAAGAGTACACACCATGCAGCAACATGTATGAGATTAGTTCAAGAGATGAAATTTATGTCCGAAAACACAATGCCTGAAGTTGTCGTAGATAATGCACCTTTAGTGTTCTACGATGTTGAGGTATATCCTAATTTGTTTGTAGTGTGCTGGAAAGTTCAAGGATCTGATACCGTTGTTAGAATGATCAACCCTGAATCAAAAGATGTCGAAGCATTATTTGAAATGAAGCTTATCGGATTCAACAATCGTAGATACGACAATCATATTCTTTATGCTCGATTCTTAGGATTCGGTCTTGAGGAACTACATCGATTAAGCATTAGGCTTATAGGTGGGGGAAACAACAGGGATGCTTTCTTTGGTGAGGCGTATAACCTATCCTATACGGATATTTATGACTTCAGCTCAAAGAAGCAAGGGTTGAAGAAGTTCATGATTGAATTAGGTCTTCATCACATGGAGTTAGATCTTCCATATAACGAACCGGTTCCGCCCGAAAAATGGAAGATTGTTGAAGACTATTGTGTGAATGATGTGATTGGAACAGAAGCAGTATTCGAAGATCGAAAGCAGGACTTCGTAGCTCGGCAAATTCTTTCGGAGCTGTCTGGTCTTTCTGTTAATCACACAACACAGACACACACAGCGAAGATTATATTTGGCGACAATCGTGAACCTCAGAGTCAATTTGTTTATACAGATCTAAGTGAAATGTTTCCAGGATACGAATTTAATGGAATGGAGAGCAAGTATCGTGGAGAAACAACGGGTGAAGGTGGATATGTTTATGCCGAGCCTGGTATCTATGAGCATGTCGCCGTTTTGGACGTGGCGAGTATGCATCCGACGAGTATCGAATTACTCGATCTTTTTGGACCATACACCCATAAGTTCTCGGAACTCAAAGATGCTCGTATGGCAATCAAGCATAAGGACTACGAAAAGGCGAGGACTCTGCTTGACGGCAAGCTCGCCCAGTTTTTGGGGGACGATCAACACGCTGCGGATCTTTCCTATGCTCTTAAAATCGTCATCAACATCGTCTATGGTCTCACGAGTGCAAGGTTTACCAACTCGTTTCGTGACATCCGTAACAAAGATAACATTGTAGCGAAGCGTGGCGCTTTGTTTATGATTAACCTTAAGCACGAGGTGCAAAGCAAAGGGTTTAAGGTAATTCATATTAAGACCGATTCGATTAAGATTCCTGACGCTACGAAAGAGATCGTCGATTTTGTTATTCACTATGGTAAGAAGTATGGCTATGACTTTGAACTCGAAAATACTTATGTGAGGTTCTTCTTAGTTAACGATGCAGTCTATGTTGCTAGAGATTGTGTAGAATGGACCACTGTTGGTGCACAATTCCAGCACAAGTACGTGTTCAAGAAGTTGTTCGATCCAGATAAGCCAATCATATTTGACGACTACTGTGAGACCAAGAACGTCCAAAAAGGAACCATGTACCTAGACTTTTCTGGTAAGGAAGATCCGGAAGCTAAAGATATGGTGCACGTTGGTCGAACTGGAAGTTTTGTTCCGGTCATGGATGGTGGAGGAATCTTGTGGCGCATCAACGAAGACAAGAAGTATGCGGTCACTGGGACAAAGGGATATTTGTGGATCGATCGTGAAACCGCTAAGAAGCGTGATGAAGAAGGCGTTTTGGTCGTAGACATGACATATTTCAAGACGCTGGAACAAAAAGCTGTTGACGCTCTAAGTCAATTCGATGAAGTAGAAGGAATCGAAGCTTTTCTTGTCTTGGCTAAAGACGGGGTGAACATCTGTGAACCAGAATGAGTATCAAGAAGCTAAGGTTGCTTTGTTCGATGCTATAAGACGTAAAGAGTTTGATGTAGCGAACGCTATTCGACGGCTAATTCTATATTTCTACAAACCGAATAGAGGAATGAATGCGAAGACATCTGATTCAGTTCAAGATTTACCGAAGGATCCGTGTACTCTTGGGGAACCGGAGTTTTATTCTTAAGAAAGATGGAGACATCGACACTCATATTTTGATCTATGGGACTTGGGGTAGGATTCCTGAAGATTTAATAGCTGCTGGGTATGTCGAGGAGTGGCCTAAGCATGGATGATGACAAGCCGTTCTTTCTTAAGACGTTTGATAGTCTAGAACCAGAGTACAAGAATCATATTTGGAGGTTCACCTTACTTGGTGGAGTTTTTGTTGGTAAAGTTGTTTGGCTTGTTAGAGATGCATACGCTCATCCAATCATGGTTTCTGTTGATAGAGATATTGGTGGAGTTGTAGAAATTCCTTGGACCGCAATTCAATGTATTACATACGAAGGGACTAAGAGCAATGGATCCTGAAGTCAATGTTGTTATGGAAGATGTAGAAGTTATTTGGCCAAATTTCTCCGGGGAGGAAAAGCCATTTAATCGATCTGGTGATCGAAACTTCTGTGTTATTTTAGATCAAGAGACGGCATCCAATTTAGCCAAAGATGGATGGAACGTTAAGACTCGTGAGCCTAGAGAAGAGGGCGACGATGAGTTGATTACTCTCCAAATTAAGGTTAAGTACAAGGTCAGGCCACCGAAGGTATACATGATCACCTCTACTGGTCGTACGCTCTTGGACGAAGGTTTGATCGGCGTTTTGGATTCGGTGGAGTTCAAGCAAGTTGACATTATATTTCGACCTTATGATTGGAACATCGAAGCCACAGGTAAGTCAGGTACTGCAGCATATTTGAAGACCATGTTCGTAACTATTGACGAAGATCCTTTGGAGTTGAAGTACGCACAACTCGAGGAGCGATAATGGGTGATCCTTGGTTTGAGATGAACGAGAGGATCGACTCGAAAGTACAACACCTCAAGGACGAAGCCGACAAGATGGGTAATCAGTTAAGAGAAGATCTAAAACAGGCAAAAGAAAGTGCTATTTTTGAAGTAATTAATAAATTAGAAACAAAGGTAGATGCTATTGCTGCACGATTACCAGACCGAGAGGAGACTTAATGAACGATCAAACAGTAATTATATTTAGTTTTCCTCGTAAAATTTTGTTAGAATTGGACCTAGCAACACGGATGGGTGTTGTCAAAGAAGTATTCGAGGATATTTCTGAAATGCAGATTCTTTCTGTAGTTGGAGGAACAGCTGATGAAGTTATAAGACTTCTTGAAAAGAAAGCCGTGGAACCTTCAAATCTTGTCCTTCATGCTATGCGAGAGTTGGATCTTGCTGGTAATGATGAAGATTTCAATGCCAGTATCATTGCGGCCGTCGAAGGATTCACTACATATGGTCATTCTGGAGGTTCTTCTTCAGTTGCTATTCCAATGTTGAATGCTCTTCTTCAGTACAAAAATCTCACACCACTTACAGACGAACCAACTGAGTGGATGAGTGTTGAAATGGGAGATACTCCGTGTTGGCAGAGTATCCGTAATCCAGAAGCTTTTACTAACGACGATTGTTTTAAAACATATTACTTATTGTCTGAAACTGCTGGTAAGAAATTAGATGAAAGTATGATCCATCAAACTGCAGAAAGGAAAACTGATTAGTGGATCACGACAAACTTGAGGAACTTGGGCACAGCCCCATTATGCGATATTTTGCACATGAACATCTTCCAGAGAATCTACAGGGGGTGAGTCGACAGTTTAGAAATTTAGCCTGGTGGACTGAAGACAATCTACCAGATGGACCAGAGAAGTCAGTGGCACTTCGTAAACTTTTAGAAGCAAAGGACGCTGCCGTTCGATCAGCACTAGATCTTTAAACATATTTAAAACCCCTAAAATCGGAATAGACGGGACACTATCGTGGATTTGGAATACAAGAACTATGTGCGCAATCCGTTTCGAGTAGAGGCCGTTGAAATCACGGCTGAGAACCTCTGGGATGCAGCTGAATTCATTGGAACTGTCTGCGAAGAAGAAGACGGATCAAAGTATATTTTGGTTGATCGGCGTATGGTTCCAAATGTTTACAAAGTGACACCTGGTTTTTGGATGACGAAGATGGGTAAGAACGTTCGTTGTTTTCCAGGATTTATTTTTAAATCTCAATTTGTTGCAATTACAGATGAGATGAAAGAGTTCTTAGATAATTTGAATGCTGATAAAAATGAATCGCCAGACAACTTCCCCGAAGAAGGGAAGATTGTAGGAGCTGAGGAGAATGCTAGTTGACTGTGATATTTGGACCGTGGTTGATTTCGGTAAAGGTGACGTAGAAATTAAATGCACTCAGATAGGTCCACACGATCAACATATTTGTCAAGTAGTCATTATTGTTGATGAAGAAACTACTGAACCAACTCGGCAAAACATATTTGAGCAGAGAGCATCATGATTTGTTTGGGTGATAGAGTAAATCGTTTAGGGCAAAAATCCCCGACGGGGATAATTGAACAAATCAATGAGGACAATACGGCCACAGTGTTATGGGGCGTATCAGACGGTATAAAGTACACCGAAGACGTTAATATTTGGAAACTCCAGCATGCTGTCTGATTCGCAAGATATACAACGCTTGTAATAGGAGAGAGGACAATATCTGATTTATCAGGTACCTCTTTCTTATTTTCTGTCCATTTGAATGGAGCCTAATGAGACAAAGAATCCTCCATCCAACGGTTTACATGAAAGACAAGTACGTAGAGATTGATATTTACGTGCTTCCTGTTTGTTTGCGCCTTTGGGAGGCGGGTATCAAGACTTTCTACTCGTGCCAAGGTGGACCCAGCGACATTTTAGGGAACGGAAAGATTCGTTCAACAACGGCGTATGTGTCGGTTAGAGACAAAGACGTTAAGAAAGCTTGCAGCGTGTTGAAAGACCTCAAACCGAAGGTCGACAAACACCCAATGAGCAAGAACAAGCAAACCGCTTTACGTTTTGAGCCTACTAAAGCGGCGAAGAACATTCCAATAATTGTGGAGTGTTCAGAATACAAATACTTAATCCGTTAGTCATGGGGGGACAGCAGACTCGTGACTAGGGTCACATCTGACTCTGTTGACTAACTAATGAACCGGACAGGTTTGGTTGGTCTAACCCCCGCCTTCTAAGGAGATGAAGCATGCAAGTAGTTTTTAGAGATCTTGACGGAAACGTGGTAGATCCTGAAAACATTACTGAGGAACAGAAAGATATTTGCGGCTTCATCTCAAAGCTTTACGAGACAGAACCCGAGCTGTTTGTTCCTCCCGAACCCACGAAAGGGGTAACTAATGAGTAAAGCCGGCACCCCTATCAAGGTGCTTCGAACGGCATACAAGCGGGTCGAGAAGGGCTGGACCCAAGGCGATTGGAGCACTGAAGGTTCTGACGGCAAGTACTACGTCTGCTTGGAGGGCGCCTTGTTCGGATATTGCAATTCCAACGAGCACGGACTGACCGACGCTCAGAAAGGTGCTCGGGAAGTCGTTCTTCAGATCATCGGAGAACGATACGGACGGCAGTACCACTCCATTCCCGCTTTCAACGACTCTCCTGGACGGACCAAAGACGAAGTCTTGGAAGTCATCAAGCTTGCCATCATTCGATTGGAGACGACGGGTGAAGGTGAGATCGATGACGACGAGTTCGACTCCATTCTCGAGTGGGCGGAGAACCACAAAAACTAGGAGGATTGAAATGATCCTTATTCTCTACGAGCATAGTTAATGTGGTAACTAGGGTCTTGGCGCGATCTTCATAGGTTTAAATATGCTGTTCTTCGACAAACGGTATTTTTAGATTAGGAGTGGTGCAATGGCTCCGGTTAAAATCAAAAATGCCCATGCAGCCTTTATCGGTGAAATGCCCGTGGGTTTCACAGTTGCACTCACATGTCGAAGTATATTTAAATTAGAGGATCGGGTTTCAACCCGGCGCATGGACCATAACTCATGCGCTTCTAAAGAGTATAAAACTTATGATAGGGGGATGACACCGATGGGCCCCAACTTTAAATTTGACTAACCTAGACTTTGAGAGATTGGACATCACATGAAGTAGGGCTTGTAATGAGCCAGGGTTATAGGGAGGACAGCATTGCGCCGCCGAAGGGGTTCAGTGTTGGCAAGTCTAGCCTAACTCCCTATAACACGAATCATATTTCAACGAAGGAGAAAAGTGAACGCAACAACTCTTCGAGATCTTGGTAGTAAGCTTACGATCACAGGTCATCGAGTTACAGAAGCTATTCAAAGTAATGGTGGATCGATTGAGCGTGCCGCACACATTGCTGAATATTTCGCTGCGGTGGAACACGAGCATCCTGATCGTGTTGAGAAGTTCGAAGAGGACGCAAAGCTTCTTCGTTCCGGTGATCCAGACACCCTGAAGCGATGGGGTTTGTGGTTCACAACCATTGCAGACAACGCAGACCACGACGACTAAGCAAGTCAACATCGGCTATATTTTTGAGAGGAACAAGTAAATGGAACGTGACCCCAACGAGGTCGAACAGCAGAACGATCAGCAAGACCAGGATCAGGCCACTCCGGAGCGCACGGAAGAAACGGAGCCTTCTTCTGGTCAGGAAACTGACAGCGGTATGGTTACCGATACAGCGAATTCCGGGCAAGGAAATCAAGACGAAGGTTAGTTGATATTTGTGGGGACAGCTTCAAGATAAACACTAAACCGTTTGATCCACTGACTGTGTCGGTAGGTAGGGGAGCTTGAGAAGTTGGTGTTCTAGACACCTAACCCACAACCATCAATCATATTTACAATTAGAAGGAGCGGGTAATGAAACCCAGTGTGTTTGATGAACACAACGAACTTTGGAGTGACAATTCTGAAATGAACTTGAATTTTCTTCGAGCACATGAGAATTACTTTAATCATATGTTACGTTCTAGAGGTCATGTATTTTTAAACGAAATATATGATGCTCTTGGTTTACCTCGAACGGTTGAGGGTGCTATTTCTGGTTGGCTTTTGAATGAAAGCCGTGGGGATGGTTCTCTTGATTTCGGTCTCGGAGGAATTGGCGACCCAAGTAAGATGACAGAATTCAATCTTGTATTTAATATAGACGGAGTAATATTTCATAGAATTGAGGAATAATGAACACTAAAATTATTGGAATTGTTGCTGTCGTTGTGATTACAATTGCTGGACTTCTTGGCCTCGTGCATTTGAGGCGCAAGTAGATATTTGGGCCTGATAGGATTCGACAGATCTACTGGAGATTGTTTCTTCTGCACGTCATCTCCGAAGTGACGTTAAAACACGGAACCAAACTAAATGACACCAACATCGGTGACATCGACGCTGAGTACGAGGCGCTTTGCGCTGACGCTCAACTGGTTGCTGCGTAGTAGTAGCCACGTCTGGGGTTGGTCCACCCTATTAACTAACGGCTAAGTAAGGAAAGAGTAATGCGTTTCCTTCTTTATTCTCCGCAGAAAAAGAAGGTGGTGGAGCGTGAGAGCGGCCACGGTTCCAGTGGCTATTGCAGTAAACGAGCAGTTAAAGGAGTTCTGGACGGGGGTTCGATTCCCCCCAGGTCCACTGGTGCTGTGAGGACAGTATGGATGTACGTTATAGAAGGTAAGCCTAAGGAACTTACTGGAGGGGCGTACGCTGAAATACTTCTAGAGTTTCATTAAGGGCTGGATTTACTCCTGCGCTCACCTTAATTATTCTCGATGATTACTCACAGCCCTTCGTTGTTAGCTAACCACAATTGAAAGGAACATAATAATGGCTAGTCGTTTGCGTGAATTTCCGAAAGACGAAAAAGAGTCTGAGGCTCAGTACCCCTGGGGTCAGTGGCTTGACGGTAGTGTGTGGAAGATCACCAAAGACTCTGACTTTCACATTGGTCTTGGTGGCTTCATGTACAAGGTATATTCTGAAGCCAGCAAGCGAGACTTGATCGTTCGGGTCAAGCTTCAGGACTCTAGCGTCGTTGTTCAGGCATTCACACCTGATCAAATAAATAACAACACGACACAACTGAAAAGCAAGACAGCAAAGAAGCGGATTGCTGCTCGTAAAGCACGAGTAATTCTGGACGAGCAAGAGATCAAAGAACTCAAGAAAATGAAGCGCATGGGATACACCAATGCGGAAATTGCTAAGCACTTCGGGGTCTCTTTGTCCACAGTCATGAACAAGCTTGCTGCTTAAGTAGAACCATATATGGTTGTGGGGACAGCGGGGTGCTACGGTGTGAAAAGCCTGGGGTACGACTTCCTGTTGGGGCTGCAGACCCTAACCCACAACCTTTCATATTTACAATTAGAAGGAGAACTAATGGGAATTGACGGTCTCGAAAATCTAACAAATGATGAACCGGATTTCGATAAACTATTCCATATTTTTACTGAACCAAAACTTCGTTGTAACGGTTGCGCAACTTGTATGGATAAGAACTGCCCTTGTGGAAACAAGCAGAGACATCTTGATAATTGTTCGAAAGGAACTAAATAATGGAACTCTCCGCTAAAGGTCAAGCTTTTCTAGATGCATGGAAAATCTACGACGTTGCGACAGGCAGACTTTCATTGTTAGCTGAAATTGAACACAAAAACGGTCGGTTCTTACAACTAAGTTCTCTCACTCTGAAGACTGAGACTGATTTATACGTGGACACCATGGTTGCGTTTGCTGAGGAATTGAGCGTCAATCATGTCCATCTAATTACAACATTGCTAGATCTTCGACGAGATGGTTTAGATCACGAGAAGGCACTATATTCTGTAATTGAGTACATAAACAGTGTGCGACCTTAGGGGGGCGAATAATGAACGAAGTACATATTTGTGAAATGCCAGACTGCGTCTGTGCTGTAAGCTTCGACGACGAGCCTTTCTGTTACGGACACTCAGCAGATGCAGGAGCGGATGTTTCGGGATATTCTTTTAGTGAATTGCACGCAAATGAACAACTCATGAGTGAAGATAGGAACCGTAATTAACTAGGTTTGGAGTCGCTACATGATGCCTCTTGACAAAGCTTTTCAGATAATTGAAGAGGAGAATAAACGTGCCGAAAAGCCGATCGGAAAAATTCACAAAGTTTATGATGATGGTCGTGGTGTTGTTGTTGAGTTTTCTCTCTTTCCAGATTGGGAAATCGACGAACAAGGGTTTCTACGAAACAAAAATCGACCGGATTTTGTCATCGACAACGACATCGACTACTTTTCTAGGCATACAATGCATGGTTGATGGTTATGTTGTTAAGACTGATCTTGCTCATGCCAAACAAGCGGGGTGCAAATAATGGAACAAGCATTTGAAGCACTAGTATCTAAAGTCGAAAAGAAAAGTAACGATGTAATTGTTACTGCAGACGGATACATATTTGGAACAACCGTCGTGTTCAAAGCGCAAAACGCATTAACGGGTATACGCATCGATGATAAAGTTGTTGTGACCGTTAAGTATAAAGAAGACGACGAATGAAAGCGCTCGGGGCGGTATTCATATTCCTAGTGTTCTGTTTAATCGTGGCATGGTTAGTTCGTGAGGAAGAGCGGAAGAACGCGCGGAAACTAATTTTGGAGTACGTAAAGGGCGTTCAAATGATGCAATACGCTGCGAACGACGTCTTTGTAAGTTTTAAGTTGTTGGGTAATAACATCATAAAAATTGGAGAAGCCATTAATAAGGTTACTCCATTCACGCCAAAGCATTCTGACGCATATCGTCGATTCATTAACATAGATTCGGAGATGCTATGAGAGCCTGGGCGAATGAATCATGTCCAACCTGTAAGGCCGGCCCACACGAAATGTGTAGAACAAAAGACGGGAACCGATGCAAAATTCCACACACCACCCGTCCAATAGGTTCTTTAAAAGCAAAGATGAATCCTATGACCAGACAGATGGAAACAATAGAAAGTTAAGGAGTAACATGTACACAAGAAGCAAATTTGATTTCTTTTGGCTTATGCTTTGCGCTGTTGCTGTATGGATTGTTATTGTGATGCTTTTCTTTGTCGGCGTGAATGTTGTGAGTTGATATGAGAGGAACAAAAGCGAAACGTTTGAGAAAGATGGGACTAAAAAGCGGACCCTCTTCTAGAGCTGAGATGACTAATTCAGAAATTAGAAAAGCAGAAAAGAAAATTCAACAAGCAAAAGCACCATATTCTGAAACTCGGTCAGTGCCTAAAACTTTTGGTGGCTTCTCTGCAAAAGTCAGAGAAAGTATAGCTAAAAAACGAGAAGAAAAGAAAAATCCTTAACCTCCGAGGAGTAATTCCATGGACGTCAATGAAGCAAAGGCCATCCTTGATGGGTGTGATCGGGATGAGTTGCAAGATCATGCTTTCGGAGACATGGAGATTGCATGGACGAGAAGCGGGTTTGAGGTAGCATACGGATTTGCTGGTCGAGAGTGCGGAGTAACGATGGTGGGCGGGGATTCTTTTGAGGGAGAAGATGCTAGGTTACTTATCACGTGCGGAACTTTGGCACATGTCGAGAGAAATGATAGTACCGGTCCTCCAGACTTTGTTCTTGGTCGCATTATGCCGGGTCTTACTCGTGAGGCCGTCAAACAAGATCTAGTAAAACAACATATTTTACGTAATCGCTCGACGAATGGATACAGACGCCCATGATTTACTATTATATTTGCGACGACTGCGGAGTAGTCAAAGAATTACCATTTATTCCAGATCAAGATCTAGTATATTGTGAAAATCTAGAACACGAAGGGTACTCACCAGCTATGCGAATTGTAGTACCCGAAGACAACATTATAATTGAACCTCCAACCTTAGAAAAAATCCCGGAGGGCGGTTGGGTTAGACTTCGGACTACTATAGCTACTTTCTTTTGGGGAATTCTTTCTATAATGTTCTTTTGTCTATTGTGTATTGTGTCTCTCGTTATGATTAAAATCTTAATTGAAGTTTGGAAGTGGGTGTTTTAGTTCGGAATGGGGGTAGGTTCGAGGGAAGTGCCGTGTTGTTCCGGGGTCCCTACAACCTGAGTAAGGTTTCGCTCCGAGCCACCCGCTCGGTTTGGTGGTGGGACTTACTCGAGTAACAGGTGCCTTCCGGCTAGAGTGAGAGGCCTGTGCTCCCCCCATTCTTTCTATATTAAGGAGTATAATGAGAATTTTTGGTTGGTGCGTTATTTGTAAGAGATCTAGAATGGTAGATGTAACAACTTCTGATGTTAGAAGAGCGGAAGAACGAGGCAAAGAAGTAATCGAAGGCGTGTGCTCTACTTGTGACATGAATCAGAAGGAGCCTAGATGAATCTAGTATATGAAAAATTTGCATTACCGTTCATCGGCGGTGCTGTTGTAGGGTTTATCCACAAGTGGCATAGAACATATGCTAAAAAGTTGGAAGAGATAGTTACTCTTCAAGGGGACCTAATTACCTGGGTGCCTGGTGGATACAATAATGCAAATACTCCAGACGAGTTTGCGATTGAATTCCAGGAGAGAAACGACTTCTTAAGGATGGCTATGGTTCATATTGCTGAATCAGATCATCGAATTCGCATCTACGACAAGGAAGAAAACCGCTTGGACCGCTAATTTCTAGTGAATACTCTCGCAGAATTTACACACAATATAATGAAGATATTCGCTACACAAGGAGTAATTCGATGGAAGAGACCACAGGACTCTGGAACACGAAGATGAGTGACTTGACTGTCGGCGACAACGTGAAGATGAACTTCATCACACCCATGGCGGTGGTTGGTGGATTGTTCGTCGGAACGCTCGTCGTGACGGCAGCACAGTCGATCGTCGGCAAGTTCCGGAAGACCAAGACGGTCGCTACCCCGGAGAACAACCCGGCGTAACGAAACCCGGCGAAAGCCAATTAGACGGGCCCTACAAGGCTCGTCTTTTTTGCCTTTTGAGGTCGCATAAATTACATGTGTTATAATGATACTACTACAACAGGAGTAATGATGCGAAAGCTTCAAAAGCAAATCTCTGATGTATGTGAGAAGATTCAAACAAACGCCACGAAGAAAGAGCGTACGGAACTTATCAAGAAGCTCCGAGCACTCTTGATCGAAGCGTTGGGTGAAGAGGTCACAGACATCATGATGGAATCTGTTGAATTCAAAACATTCGCCAATGCGTAGTAAAAGGAGAAGGCCCAACAAGCCCTATCCTTTTCTTTTTTTTTCGCATATTTTACAGCGTCTATAACGGAGAAATTGACCACTACAAGGAGCGGTGAATTGAACAGCAAAGACAACCTCACCATGCGTGACGCATTCAATGCCGGCTACGAGGGCAGGACCAGTATCCGATTCCAATTGTTCGGAATTGCGATGGTGGCGCTTGCCGCCGTAGGCAGCGTTGTCACGGCGAAAACGGCATGGCGCACAGCGTCGAACGTGTTCAACAAGAACTAACACACGTAGACCAACGATCCAAAGGGAGAGGCCCTAACAAGGCTTCTCCTTTTGTCGCATATTTTACACTCCTTATAATGGAACAACTACAAAGGAGTAATTGATGACAGCCAATTTCGAATACGAAATGGTTGCAGCAAACAGTATTGAGGTAGGCGATGAAATTACCTTCGCTGAGGAAGTAGCATTCATGGTTAACCGCGTTGAAGACGCTGAAGACGATGGTGTTACATTCCACATGACGGTATGTGACAGTCTACCTAGCCGTACGCTAGCATCCATGACGTTCGCAAAAAAAGCCAACATCAAACGAATTAAGTAGTTCAAAAGAGGAGAAGCCTCTGCCAACAGGCACAAGGCCTATCCTTTTCTTTGTGGGAATGCCCAACCACCCACCCCTAGGAGTTACAATGGATGAACACGATTTAGCTGGTAACAGACAGTTTTATGTACATGATTCAAATTGCTCCAAAGACAATTTCGAGGAACCTAATAGCACCGGTCTCAAGACGTGTAAGGATTGTGCAGGCATATTCGATGCGGACGGTAAGGGTGTAGCAGTTACCGACAAAAGGTTTGACTAATGGAAATGACGTACACTTGCGCCAATTGTGGTTCAACTAAAACACTCAAACAGGGAGATTTTCAAGCCCCAGAGGTTTTTCTGCAGCAACTACCCCCAACTTTACTCTGTGGAGTTGGTGGATGTACAGGACGAGCAGTACGGGCTCCTGTTGAATACCCCATCATTGATCTACGTGGAAAAGCTATTGGAACGCTTGTTCTCACTCCCGAGACAGTTCAAATTCTTCAGGTTACTGGCGTTGATTTGATCATGCGATACAACGTACGAACTAAAGAGGTGCGAGCATGGTTGCAATAACAGGTAAAGAAATACTTTCTCCTAATCAATTACGAGAGCTTCATAATCCTAAAGAAGAAGGCGCTTGGTTTGTGTTCGCCTATGATGATTCTGTTTATCCTATAGGGTTACATAAAGAAGAGATCGATGCACTTCGTCATGTATCGACGCTTGGTTATGGATATGCTGTGTTCTGGCCTTTTGGTAAAGATTGGGATGATATTAAACCTTAAGGAAACTTATGTTAGCTGCTTGGAGGATAGGAATTAGAGATAACGGTGACGAAGTTCATATTTCAACCGGCATAGTTTCTCCCAATGGCGAGTTTCATGTTCCGATGTGGGGGCCGTGGTTACTTGGTGACGTTATTAGATTTAGTATTAAAAAACGACATTGTCAACATCCTGGTTGTACCTTTGTAGAATACGAGAGTATTGATGGCTAAAGTAAAAAATATATTTTGCCCCGACGGTAAATATAGAGGCTGTGATTACATGGGCTGCGATAAACTAATCAAAGGACGGTGTCAAATGGCATGGAAACCGATTCTCGAACCAGCTGAAGAACGTGATTGGATGGGGTGGCCTCAATTTGGTATGGAACGCCCAACCTTTGATGGCCTTCCAAATCGTAGTATGCGAACAACCACATTTGGAAATCCTAGATTTTGGTATCAGGAAGATCGATACCACGAACCAATCGAGATAACTGAAGAACAATACTTAAAGTTTGTCGAGGGCAATGATGCGACTAACGTTCAAGATACCCGCTAATCAACACGATCGATTCGATGAACAGGCATTCGTAGGATCTATAGGTACTGATGTTGTGGTTAAAGATTTTGGTGACGCTAAAATTTTAGACGCGGTTGTGATTGAGGATGGTAAAGCCGTTCTCATTACTATTGACACATACGATAGACCAACTAGAAGAGGACTTACAACTAAAAGAATGTTGGGTGAGGGGGATTGATGAATATTAATTTTGATATTGTTATGATTACTGATGCACAGAATCCTTTATGGGTTAGACCTTTTGATGTTTGTATGATTCCTGGGTGTCCTCGTAAAGCTAAGATTCGTGGAAGATTTAAGACTAGTACTTCTGACCATATTTATGAAGGATCGATGTGTGTTTGGCATCGTATGGCATGTGGTCAAATGAACAGTTTCTTGTTTAACGCAGTCACCGGTGAACTTTTACCTGAATATATTCCAACAGTTATCGAGGGTTTGTTGTGTTTTCCTAAAATGGAACGTATGGAGTATAATAAAGATTACGAGGTGAATGATGGATAAAACAACGTTGTCTGACATAAATGAAACTCTAGCAACACAAAGAGACAGACTTCTTTCACTAAAACTAGATACTCCTCCTCTATCCATTGAGGCCGTTCTATTTATTAAAGCCATGGGTGAAATTGATATTGCTCGACACCTGTTGGATGAACTTAATAGGAGAGCATAATGGATGAGATAATGGAAGGTCTAGGCGCACTTGCTGTTACGGTTGTAACGATCGCATTAATGATGGCCGTGTTAAAGCTCGCATATTGGATTCTATTTGTTTGGATTTGGTAATGGAATGCACGCTGTTCATGCCTAGATTTTATTCGTGTATGTTTTGCAATAAAGCAGTTCATCGTGGGGATCAGGGTTGTAGTTGCAGCACGACGCGTAAAGAGTTTAATTTAGCCAGTATTTGTAGATCTTGCGCTGAGTTATATGATTTACTAATAAATGACGATAAACTCAAACCAATCCTGAAATTTCTTACGAGCAAAGCATATTGGGAAGGTGCTGGACCGGTAGTCGATTTCTAAGGAGAATAATAATGGGTTGGTCAAATAGAGGAATAAAATGCGAAGGCGGCGGACTACCACCTAACACAGTCACCATGCCACCAAACGGTAATTTTTCTGGTTATGGCATCTGCTCGAAATGCAATACGGAATGTGCCTTAACTAAAAGCGGTAATATGCACGCACATAAAGCGAGGTGAATAATGATTTTTATTGAAATCATTAGTTGGGTAGTTTTTGTTGTTCTTGTCATTATTGTTTGGGGTTTTGTTTTCTGGGCGTGGAGAGAAGCTCTTATTGATGGCGGTCATATTAGGAGGTGAATAATGGAATTGATGGAGCACCAGTTGGAGGCAGTGGAACATCTCGGTAACGGTAAGATTTTGTGGGGCGGTGTAGGAGCGGGTAAGTCTGCAACGGTGCTTCAGTACTACATTGAAAAAGAATCCCCCCGGCACATTTATGTGATAACTACAGCCAAGAAACGTGATTCATTAGACTGGGAAGTCGAAGCTGCTAAGTTTGGAATTGGTTTCCCCGATACAAACCATGGACTTCTAGAAGTTAATAGTTGGAACAATTTATGGAAGTACGAGGGAGTAAAAGATGCTTTCTTCATATTTGATGAGCAAAGACTTGTCGGACGAGGATCCTGGGTTCGATCGTTTCTCAAAATTGCTGCTAAGAACCACTGGGTATTACTTAGTGCGACCCCTGGCGATACCTGGCTCGATTATGCCCCTGTTTTCATTGCTAATGGTTTCTACAAGAACGCCTCTCAATTTAAACAACGTCACGTTATCTACGAACCCTTTGTCAAATATCCAAAAATTCGTGGATACATTAACGAAAGAAAACTCGAAGTTCTCAGGAACGACATCCTGGTAGAGATGCCATATGTTAGTAAAGCAGAGCGCTTTCTTAACGAAATACCAGTTAGCTATAATGAAAAATTAGTGAAAAAAGTTACTAAAGATCGGTGGCACGTATATGAACAAAGACCAATTATTGATGCTGCTGAAATGTATCGAGTTATGCGAAGAGTTGTTAACTCTGACCCTTCTCGTCTGGAGGCGCTTAGATTCCTTATGGCTTTCCATCCACGATTGATCGTGTTTTACACGTTTGATTATGAGTTGGAGATCCTTCGGACGCTAAGTAAAGAGATAGATGTATTCGAGTGGAATGGGCACAGACACGACGAATTACCCGAATCGGACGGCCATGACAGCTGGATTTTCTTAGTTCAGTACACTGCTGGAGCTGAAGGATGGAACTGTACTAGCACTGATTCTATGGTTTTATACAGTCTGACTTATTCCTATAAGAACTTTATACAATGCCAAGGGCGTATTGATAGGTTAAATACCTTTTACGCTAGTCTTTATTATTACATATTTGTGAGCAATTCTGAAATGGACCGTGGAATCAAGTGGTCACTAGACCATAAGAAGAATTTTAACGAGCGTAAATTTATTAGAGAGTATCTAATTCCTGAGAAATCTGACGAATTTGTTCAAATATGACGCACATTTTAGACAATTGGAGAACTGACGTGAAACGGACAAATTGGGGCATGAATAGTGGGCATTACTAGGTTAATAAGGATTATTCGGACGTGGGGCGTTTTTTACACAGTTTTAAAGAAAAAAGACTATATATATTTTAACATAATACCCCCTTTATGGATGTAAGAATGGGAGTATCTAGTAAATTTCTACAAAGTCTTTTCTCAAAGAAAATGAAATATTTGTCCACATTTTTGAAACTGACGTGAAAGGGACATAATGACCAATAGAAGTTATGCTACAAATTATCAGCAAGTTTCTCGATATCGTGTGGTCCAAGACCGATTGTCAGAACCCCAACCGTTCGCAACACAGATTATTGTTGATTTTGGTTTAGGTGCATCACACAATGTTCCGTGTACTGTATGTGGGGACAATGGAGCAGTATTGGATTTGAACCAAGGTATATTCTTACCTTGCGACAAATGTACAGCTAATGGTTGGTCTCTGGCACTCGTTCGTAAACGATGGTGGCAGTTCTGGAGGCGCCGTGCTTGATACAATTCAAGAGGAATGGGAAGTAATACGAGAATTTCCAACATATCATGTGAGTAACGTTGGTAGAATCTATAACACATCTAGAGACATGATCATGAGTCTGAGCTTTAACACGTTCGGACACTTGAAGGTCGCTTTGAAATCTCCATGGGATGGTGGAAGACATACTCGTAGTGTTGCTCGTTTAGTTGCTGAGTACTTTGTTGAATCTCCTAATTTATTATGCGATCACGTTGTGATATTAGATGGGGATTTTTCTAATGTGGCAGCCTATAATCTTATTTGGCGCCCTAGATGGTTTGCATGGAAATACACACATCAGTTAAGAGCAAGAATACCAGTGCATTATCAAAACCTGGCATGTGTCAATATTGTGACTGGTGATTGTTATTCTAGTATTGTAGAAGCAGGGATGAAAGAGGGTTTACTGTTTGAGGATATTTGGACATCTACATACTCAGGCGTCGAACTCTTTCCATATGGGTCAATCTTCGAAATTGTTAAATAGGGTATCATTCCGCTCGCCAAACATCCCATATAATGAGAGGAACTCACAGTTTCTCAATTTTTCTGGAGATGTCGTGAACGAGACCACCTACCAACGAAATTTAATTCGAAAGTTGACCATCTTGTTTCCTGGCTGTGTCATTTTAAAGAATGATCCACAAAACAGCCAAGGGATCCCTGATCTTCTTATTCTTTTTGGAAGTCAGTGGGCCATGTTGGAAGTTAAGGCTTCTTACAATGCGCCCGAGCAGCCGAATCAAGACTACTACATTGAGATGTATGATGAAATGTCTTTCGCTGCTTTCATCCATCCTCAGAATGAAGAGCGGGTGTTAGATGATCTTCAATCGGCATTCGGAACTGCAAGACAAGCACGCATTTCTTAGTCCTAGCAACCATAGTTGGCTAAATTATACTGATCAGAAATTAGAAGCTAGGTTCTATACTGTTATGGCTGCTCGTCGAGGTACAGCACTTCATAAACTTGCTCATGATGCAATTAATCTCGGCGTTAAGCTTTCTAGAGGTGAACAATCATTGTGTACTTATGTAGCAGACGCTATTGGGTACAGGATGGTTTGCGAACAAGTCTTATTTTTCTCAGAAAATTGTTTTGGAACAGCCGATACTATTTGTTTTAAGAGAAACATATTAAGAATTCACGATCTTAAAACAGGCATAACTGCTACTTCTGAGAAACAACTTGAGATTTACGCTGCTCTTTTTTGTTTGGAGTATGGTGTTGATCCGTTTACTATTAGAATCATTTTAAGGATCTACCAAAGAGAGGAAATCAGAGAATTTGAACCTCCTCCTGAACTTATTGTTTCTATTATGCAAACCATTATTGATTTTGACCAACAGATCGAGATGATAAAGGAGGCCCTGTGATTATTGAAGAAGACGACTATCTTGCTCACTATGGTACTCCTCGTCATTCTGGTCGTTATCCTTGGGGTAGTGGAGGTAATGAAGGAACGCCTCGTAATCCTTCTTTCTTAGATCTTGAAGCGGATCTTAGAAAACAAGGACTTACTGAGAAAGAACGAGCAGAAGCGTTAGGGTGTTCTTCCACAACACAACTTCGTGCGAGAAAAACCATTGAGCTTCACAGACAGAGGCAAGATAACATTGTACGTGCACATGAGTTAAAGTATAAGAAGGGTATGTCTGGTGTAGCTGCGGCTGCCGCGATGGGTGTTCCTGAAACTACTTTCCGTTCGTTTTTAGACCCTAGTGTTAAAGATCGTAATGATATTCTCGTTAACACAGCGGCCATGCTTAAGACTCATGTTGATGAAGCTTGGAAAACTAAGAGTCCAATTGATGTTGGTAGTGGTGTAGAAAGCTATGTTCCAATTGGTGATGGTTTAGAATCCAAAGGTATAAGTCAACAAAAACTTTCTGCTGCAGTAGCTATCCTTGAAGAAGAAGGATACCGGGTTCATCAGTTTAAATCACCACAGGTTGGGACCACTTTCGATACCAACAACAAAGTACTCGTTCCTCCTGGTGTTACTCAAAAAGAAGCCTGGGAACAGCGATTCAACATCAAACAAATTCAAGCCTTTACATCTGATGGTGGAAGACAGTGGGGTTTAACTAATCATCCTCCAATTCCAGTCAGTCCAAGACGAGTAATGATTCGTTATGGTGATGAAGGTGGAGCAGAAGCTGATGGTGTAATCTATGTTCGAGAAGGCGCAAAAGATCTTACTTTAGGTAAGAATCGGTATGCTCAAGTTAGAATTCAAGTAGGTAAAGGCCACTATCTGAAAGGTATGGCTGTCTACAAGGACAACCTTCCTGATGGCGTGGATCTTGTGTTCAACACTAATAAGAAGAACACAGGAAATAAACTTGATGCTATGAAAGAGATTGAGGAAGATACAGACTATCCTTTTGGTTCCGTTGTTCGTCAGATTGTTAAGAATGAAGGACAACCTAACGAAAAGAATGTCTCTGCTATGAATCTTGTCAACGAGCAGGGTGACTGGCACAAGTGGGCAGAAAGTCTTTCTTCTCAGATGCTTTCAAAGCAGAGTCCTAAGTTGGCTAAAGAACAACTTGATGTTACCTTCGAGCGTGAACAAAAAGAATTTGAAGACATCATGGAGTTAACCAATCCTACAGTTAAGAAGGTTCTTCTTGAGAAGTTTGCTGACAAAGCAGATGCTGCTGCTGTTCACTTAAGAGCTGCCGCTTTACCTAGATCAAACTGGCACGCCATCCTTCCTCTTGATACCCTTGGTAAGAGAGAGATCTATGCTCCTAACTATAACAATGGAGAAGAGGTAGTTCTTGTTAGATATCCTCATGGTGGTACATTTGAGATTCCTAGATTAACAGTTAATAACAGGAATCCTGAAGGACAGAAATTAATTGGTGGTGAAGCCATTGATGCTGTTGGTATTAATCACAGCACAGCACAAGTGTTGTCTGGTGCCGACTTTGATGGTGATACTGTACTTGTCATTCCTAACAATTCTAACAAGTTCATTGCTACTGATCCACTTGATGGGTTGAAAGACTTCGATCCTCAGATCTATAAGATTCCTAAAGACAAAGATGGGAATCTAGTAATTCCTAAGATTACAGTGGACAAGAAGAATCAAGAGATGGGTAATGTCTCTAACTTAATTACAGACATGACTCTTAAGCTTGCGCCACATGACCATCTTGTTCGTGCTATCCGTCATTCTATGGTAGTGATTGACTCAGAGAAACACGGCCTTGATTGGCAGCTATCTAAGAAACGTAATGGTATTGCTGCCCTTAAAGCAGAGTATCAGGAAGGCGCAAACAGGGGCGCATCTACCTTAATCTCTAGGAAAAAGTCTGAGATACGTAAGTTCCCCGACTTTAAGGATCGTCCTCAGTCAGAGGGTGGGCCCGTTGATAGGGTCACTGGTCGTAAGGTTACCGTACCTACAGGTAAGAAGCGTCGCAACAAAGCAGGCGAGTTAGTACCCAAGACTAGAAAAGTAAACAAGCTAGCCATAGCAGAGGATGCACACACACTTTCTTCTGGTACACCAATGGAAGTGCTGTATGCTAATCACTCTAACAAGTTAAAGAACTTAGCTAACACTGCCAGGCTTGAAGCATTGAATACACCATTGCTTCAACGTTCACCATCAGCAGCCAGGATCTACAAGAACGAAGTTGATTCATTGAAGGCTAAGCTTTCATTAGTCATTAGTAACCGCCCCCGTGAACGAAAGGCCCAGGCTATAGCCAACACCATCACACGAGCGCACTTTGCAGAACACCCCAATTTAGAAGAGTCCTCCCGTAAGAAGATTAGAGGGCGTGAGTTAGAGCGTGCTCGTGCAGTAGTAGGTGTTAGATCAAAGAAGATTAAGTTCACACCTGAAGAATGGAATGCAGTACAAGCAGGTGCGGTTAGCGACAATGTACTATCTCAGATACTTAAGAAGGCAGACATTGAGAATGTGCGAGAGCTAGCTACACCAAGACGACAAGTATTGATGACAGCATCTAAGACTGCATTAGCTCGCTCCTTGCTAGCACAAGGTGCAACAAGAGCAGAAGTTGCACAAAGACTTGGTGTATCGCTCAGTACTCTTGATGCATCAACTAGTGGAGAGGAGGAATAGTGTGATGAGATCTATGTTAACAACAATAGACAACCCTCATGATCCTTTCACTAGTTATGATGAATGGTATGAATTTGATAGATCGGCCGGCTACCATACACCGTCCTTCCTAGCTAGGATTGCTGTTGTGTCAGATGAACTGTCGGATGAGCTACAAACAAAAGCTATAGAAGAAGCAATTGATGAGATCGTTGACCAGAATGTTTCAGGCCTTTATCGAAAAGAAAAGAAGGAGATTCCTTGAGTTTTGTGTCTCTGACTATTTTTAAAAGGGGGGAGGGGGGGTCGCCAAATCTACACCCCCCCTAACAT